AGAGGAGAGAGCCACCCCACCTTATAGGCAAGGGCATAGCGCGCCTCCCACTCATCAAGGTTCTCCGCGGTAATCTCACTCAGGCCAATCGCCATCGTTGCCCAAATCAGGGTATTAGTAATGGGGTGTAGGTACTCCTCACCTCGAACACGCCCATCCATGACGCTGTTCTTGGTGGCAGTGAGCCAACACACATCATCACTATTCTTAATGTTTGCGACATACCAGTTTAGGGACATCTCCATCCTCCTACTCTCTAACAACCTCAACTGAGGCTTCACTATCTTACTCTGCCCAGTCGTATCTTGTCAAGTACCCCCCTGCCAGACCCCTATAGGGCTGAGAACAGGGCCTACTCCCTCATTCTACCAAATTTGTATCAGTTTGTCAAATATGTGCACGAAATAACTCAAATAACTCCAATAACTACACAAAATAACTAACTGCCGGCATAACTGGGGCCATAACTTGCATAAAAGGGGGCAAATAACTGGAATAACTGGGTTTTATGCATAACTTGGTGCATAACTGGGGTTTTATGCATGCGAGGGCAGATAGTTGCAGCGTGAAATAACCCGAATATAACGTGGAATGGGGTATTGAGGTGAGAGGTAAGACCCCTGGACAGTCGCGACCGATGTAAACGGTTCGCCAAACTTTCCACCCGAATATCACATTTCCCCCGTAACCCTGTTCCTTCCCCTTTCCACCCCACTACCCACCACAAATAACCACCACTCCCTGTAGGTCGTTTAGAAAAATACCATTTGACAACGCCAGTCAAGCCCGTGGTACCATGCTTGCAGAAGGAGGTGGCAGCAATGGTCACCAAGATTCTCACCGCCGTATGGACGGCAGTTCTTATCTACACGTCGGTACCGTCGCCAGTCATTTCGCTTGGCACGACGCCCGACCAACGCGACAGTTGGTATCTGGAAACACCAGCACCAACACCAACGGAAGAAGTCAGCATCTGGGCAAACGCCCCAGTCCTGACCGGATTCGGCACCACGTATGACGCCTTCGACTTTGCAGGCTCGTGGTACGACAGCCCAAAGACCTGGGTACAAGAAGACCCAGCAGGCAACCGTTTGACCCCATCACTCTGTGCAAAGCATCCCGAATACAACTGTTATCAGCGCGATATGGGTGGCTGGCTAAAGTTGGTTCGCCCATGGTCAACCACGCTGAACGACATGTACGCAGCACTTGGGCCCCTACTCCGTAAGCGCATTGGCGACCAGATGCCAGGGTGGCATGGCGTCCCCCAGCACAAGGTCCTCGTTACCTCGCTGCAGACAGGCATCTCCGTAGAGGTCTGGATTGCCGACTACTGCGATTGCCGACAGCGTCATCCGAATGGACCGACGTCTGCATGGTCGCTGATTGACCTCTCTCCACAGGTATGGGAGGCACTTGGTCGGAAGGGGAAGCCTGGCGGGAAGATTGAAGTACGTTATCTGCCATGAGCGCGTGTATCGTCTGCGGGTATGAGTTTAACGGCTCTGTAGGCGATGATAACTACTGTGGGTGGTGTGAGCCAGAGGACGAAGAGTAAGTGGAGCCTGCTTCACAGCACCAGGACCCTCGCCTCACGGCTCAACCGCCTTCGGCGTTTTCGGGCCGAGCCCGAGGCTCCTTGGCTGGTTTATCCTTAATCACAGCATGGATACTGGCACGCAAGCGAAAGAACCCAACATCCCCTAGACTGCGGAGGACAACCATGGACGAAAAGGAGCAACACTTGCTGGAACTCATCGGCGGGATAACCGTCCTGGTGGGGATCATCTTGGCGTTATTTGCGTTTTGGACCACCGCATAGCAGGAGGACACCTTGGGCTTTTACGACGAGAATCCCGTGGAGAGAACGTGTAAAAGATGCAAGGAAGCTTGGCCCCACGATCATGAATTCTACAAGGCAGAGGGGGACCATATCTGCCGTGCCTGCAAGTTTGAGCAGCGCCAGGAGCGTACCATTCGCGAGCAGAATGACCCCGCGCTGAGGGCGAAGAAGTTAGCCCAGAGTGCAGCAACCCGCGAAAAGCAAAAAACGCTTCCTACCCGCTAAAGATTAGGTTCCGCGGCCCCGTAGCTCAGGGGATAGAGCAGCTGCCTTCTAAGCAGTTGGTCGCAGGTTCGAATCCTGCCGGGGTCACCACTTGACAACCCGTACCATCCCGTCGTACCATACGACTATCCCCGCTGGGGAACAATTTCTGGGGAAAAGAGAAAGACCATGTGGGACCTCTCTGCTCGAAGGAAGCGGTTCGCCATAACCCAGCGGGGTATTTAGTAGAAAGGAACAACATGGCTAGTCATATAGGTCACATTGAGGGCCACATTCACGTTGATTGCGACGATAGCGGTGGCGCTACGCGCTACTCGGCATGCAGTTGCTGCAATGGGTTCTTGGACGCGGTGAAAGTCGACGTGTTTGAACTGCAGCAATCCGCACGAGAGCAGGGTCTTTGCCCCGGTTGCGGAAGCGACTGGTGCACGGGGTCCTGCGAAGATTTGTAGGCTGATAATGCAGAAGGTTGAGTGGTTCCAAAGCTGGCCCAAGCAGCTGGAAAAAGGCGTCCCCTGCAATGACTGCCCGTGGGATAGCCGAGACCGAGCAGTTGTGAAATTCACCTACCGTGAACCAGCACGGTTTGAATATTGGCTCTGCCGCAAGTGCTGCGATGCGCGAATTACCCGACATAAAGAGTACGAAAGGAGCGTGGCCTAATGAAGCCAATAATTTTAGAGCGAGACGGACAATCCCAGACACAGATTAAGTGCGCCAAGTGCTTCAATGAGGCAAAGGCCGTATGGGTTGACCAGTACGGTGCTAAGCCGTTGTGCCGTGAGTGCCTTGACCAGAGCGAGCAGGCATACCTTCGTCATGAGCAGAAGCAACTGGAGGCACAGGCGTGAAGGCGCGACGTGTAGATGGTGCGCCACGCCCCGACGAGGTGTACGCCGAGATTCGCGCGCACATTGAGCGCTGGAACCAGGCCCCGACGGTCACAGAGCTCACGGACACGCTGGACTGCGGTCGAAGTACCATTCAACGCGCAATCGCTGCCCTGGTGGCGGAAAAGCGCCTGTCCCGCTACTCCAAGGCGCCCCGTGCGCTAAAAGTCCTCAAATAGTGAGTATAATCGTTTTGTATCATACTGGTTTTGGCGAACCTTGTGTAAAAAATCTGGGGGGTATTTTGTGCTGACGGAGAAACGTTGCGCTGAGGTAATTCAGGAGTATTGCCACCTTATGCCCACCTATAACCACGGCGGTACGGGAGTAATTCTGTTGGTCATGAGCGCAGGCATGATTATTTTTTTACGGCAGTACAGCAAAGAGGTTGTAAAGCGATACCTTCAGTCAGCAGAAGTAGAGCAGGACGGTCATTACGCCGCAATTGCCTCACCCAACTGGGCACTTGTTTGGTGGGCAACGCAGGCCGGGATAATTATTTCTGTAATTGGCGTCATTATCGGCGCGGCAAAACTGATCACCAACGAGTAAATAGCGCTTGACACGATAAGATAACGGTCGTATCATCCAAAAGAACCCGACGACCAGTCGGCTATAAGAAGGGAATGCTACATGGCAAGCACAAGTATGCACGGTTTCCGCCACACGTGTGGCGACCCAGAATGCATCACTGACGCATACGCCCGCGTGGAAAGAGAACTGCGCGACGGCGAGCGGCTGTGGCTGATTGAGCAGAGCAAGGAGGGGCGCTGGAGCGCCTCTGCGGCTGTTGAACGCATGGAAGAGAGCAAGGTGTACCCGGGCGTTGAAGAGAAAACGCTCCTTAACGTTGGGTACGGTAAGGGCAACACCTTGTATCAAGCCCTTATTAACCTGTTGACCGATATAAAGCTTAGCCACATCCAGCAGGATGAAAAGGGGAGGGCATAATGGAGCCTGAAGATTGCCAGGAGTGTGGGTGCGTTGGGTGCTCGGAGGGTAACTGCTGCGACCACTCGCTAACCATGAGCACGTTGCAGGCAACTGTCAACCTAATTAACCAGGCGGCAGGCTTCCCGTCGGGCCATAAAAACTTTAACGACGGCACCGCAACGCCAGGGTTCTTTCATTTGATGTCGGACTATGGCGGGATTGCCCTTGTCAGAGTCATAAACTTTGCTGGTGGGGTTCGCATGATGCTTGGCGGCTATCACAAGCCCGCGAAGTTCCAGAAACTGTTGAGCGGGTTCTACCGTGGCTTTATTGAGGCCGAAACCCCCGTGCGTAAGTACGAACGGGACGCTGTTGAGTACGCCAACAAACACCACAGCACAACAGCAAGTTACTAACGAACATCTGTTCTGTTATAGTCGTAATTGCCGCTGGGGTGGTTATTCCTTTCCTACCCAGCGGCGCTAATCCGAAACGGAACCCGTGCGGATATTCTTCTCAATTACTTTAAGCGTTTTTGCCATGGCCTTAATCGGGTCTTGGTCAATTGGCTGAACAAATTTGATTTCAGCCTTCTTGTCTTGGTCGTCGTAGCCCCAGGCATCGCTATCACCAAGTCTCCACCGGGCCCCCTCCGCCGAGAACTCCCTTGTAGAAACCTTGAAGTCCGGCATCTTGGTTTCCTTGTAGACAAGTGCTTCGTCCAACCACAGCACCCTGTTGTTTGGCTGGGCGGCAAATTGCCCGTTGTCTAAGCGCATAAAGTTATAGGATTTATGCTCAGACGGAACGCGTGCCCAGTTTGCGTCAATCTCATTGGGGTCGCTGTGCACCATGTCAACGGTAAACAAGTAGTGCCCTTCGCTCCACACCCCTGCGGGCGTTCGGAATTTGCAGCGCATGTTTTTCAATACTGCCTTCTCAACCACGGCTAACTGCGGCGAGATGGCATCCCAAAGCTGTAGGTCGCCAAGCTTAAGGTCTGGCTTTGGGGTTTCTGGCTTCCAAACAAACGCGCTGATTGGCAGCTTGTCGTACAGGGCGCCGTACTCAGGAAGGAATGCCTCAATGTACAGGGCGCGGGCTCGAATGGCTTTGACCGTGACCCAATATGCTGGGGTGAATTCACCGTAGCCATCCTGAAAGTCACGCAGATACTCCCTGCGAACGTAGCAGGAGACCGGCGGAATGTTAGCAAGCGCGTATGACATATGTTCTCCTTACGGCAAAATGACGGGGATTGTGACCATCAGGCCAATGCCAACCACCCAAAGGGCTGCGGCAAACGCGACAAGGTAAGAGGCGTTCTTCCTGCTCTTCATGGGCGAGGTCACGCCTAGGGCAAAAAGGGCGACGGCAAAAATGCCCGTAAGTACCTGCAGTCGGTTGCTGTAGTTACCCTCAGTCTCAGACACCGCAAGCGGCTCGTCTCCGCTGTCGTACATCTGGTTATATGGGCCATACACGGCGTCCATATACTCCGCGCAGTCTGGCAGTTGGGTCGCGGGGAAGATTTTGGTCTGGCACGGCACCGCGTACACGCTGAACTCATATGAGCCACCAAGGCCGGTGTCCCACGTCAGTAGGTCGGCCCGGTACTTGACCTCTGCCGTGATCCACAGATTATTCGCATCCGCAACAATCAACTGATAGTCGCCATAGGCGGCAGACGATGCGTTGTTATGAAAGGATGCTTGGATTGCAGTCCAGGCGGTGGTAGTCGAGACAAGGCCAATCAGCAGGACTACAACCAGCTCTTCTGAAAGCTTGCGCAAAATGTAAGACATTATAGCCCCTTTACTTTCTCTATTGCCGAAAAGTCTCCAGCATCTTGCCAGCCATCAATCTTAACTGAGCGCATATGGTAAATCTTTTCGTACTCGTTGAGCACGTCAACCATCGGGGTCTCTTGCCCATAGTTTGGAATGTCGGCAAGGACTTGTCGAAGCGCAGCCGTGTTCTCAAAGCGATACAGCCCAATGCAAACGTTTCCCCCGGGTACGCCGCGGACCCATGTCCAGTCGTGCTGGTAATCCCAGACTCGGCCAGGGTTTGGCGCAACGCCTACCCAGGAGCCCACGTGAGTGGGGATTGATGGGAGAAGTGTGTCAGCAAAAATGACTGTAAGCGGACCGTTGTGCCAATGGTGAGAGACGTAGTGGCGCAGCGCGCCTGCGGGGCCATCAACGCCGTCGTGGATAAGGACGCCGGAAACCCAGTGCTCCCCAGCCTTGTTTACTTCGGCCCAGTCAGGTGAGCGAACAACAATGTCGGTAATGAGTTCGCCAGCAGAGCGCCTGTGCCAATCGAGCACCGACATCCCGCCAGCCTCAACAAGCAACTTGTTTCTACCGTCAAGGCGCGTCGCCTTACCAGCAGAAAGAATGACTAGGCGTTCTCGCTCGCCCATGGCAGACCCCCCAGGCTTTCGTGGGGGCGCGCAAGGTCGAGGTCGTAGTGCCATGTCTTTTCTGGGACGCAGACAAACCGAGCCCCGCCAGCAGCAGCAGCCTTCCAGAGTTCCCAGTCGTAACCGCTCTCAACGGGGAAGCCGCCAAGTTTTCTAAACAGGCTACTCCTGATTAAGGCGGTGTGCGAAACAATAGAGTCGCGCATGAGCTCTTCCATGCTGTACGGGCGGTTGTATCTGTCGTTGCCCTCTGCGTACGAATACACAACGTCGGCGTTATCTGAATGCCTTAGCAGTGTTTCAATGTGGTTAGGCAACAGCGTGTCGTCATCGTCCAGCACCATAAACCACTCTGTATCAACAAAATCAGAGAGCCTATTTTTTGTAACAGCGCCGCCGTCTCTGTCAACGTCAAGCTTCATCAAATGGGCATGCGGCTGCACCGTCTGCTCTCCAACAGATTTCCGGGCGCGCTCCAGCAACTCCTCCCTGCCGGGGATGGTTGCCGTAATGACAGTCACTTTGCTAGTCATTATTACTCCTAGTAGTAGTCTGAGCAGGAGGCATAGTAGCCGCATTCGCAAATCAATTTACAGCTTCGGTGGCTCATTCGCCTTCCACAATTCAGACAAGTCATTATAACTTCTTCTGGGTCTACTTCTGGCTCCTGGGGAATCTGTTTGTCCTCTACCACACAAAGATACTACACGACACGCAAGTTACGGGCTACTTTTATGTGTGTATACTCCCGGCGTGGCAAGGAAAGCATTGATCTTTGGGGTCACTGGCCAGGACGGATCGTACCTTTCTGAGTTGTTGCTCAGCAAAGGCTATGAAGTCCATGGTGTTATTCGACGTGCCAGCAACTTCAACACGCAGCGAATAGACCACCTCATTGAGCAGGCAAAAGAGGGCTCTGTGCCGTTTGCCCTGCACTACGGAGACATGCTTGACGGCAGCTCCATCAACGCCCTGATGCAAAGGATCAAGCCAAACGAGGTTTACAACCTTGCCGCCCAAAGCCACGTAAAGGTGAGCTTTGACATCCCGGAATTCACCGCACAGACAGATGCCATTGGGACCTTGCGCCTACTTGAATCAGTCAGGTGGGCAGACTGGGATGTCCGCTACTACCAAGCAAGCTCCAGCGAAATGTACGGCAAGGTGCTTGAAACCCCTCAGCGGGAGTCAACTCCGTTCAACCCACAAAGCCCGTACGCCATATCAAAAGTGTTTGCTCACGACATGACAAGGCTTTACCGCAACGCATACCTAGTTCATGCAAGCAACGGCATTCTTTTTAACCATGAATCACCAAGGCGTGGCAACACCTTTGTTACCCACAAAGTTACCCGCGGGGTTGCCGATATTGCGGCACGACGCGCAAGCAAACTTGTTATGGGAAACCTGGAAGCAAAAAGGGACTGGGGGTACGCTCCTGAATACGTCGAGGCTATGTGGCTCATGCTGCAGCAGGACAAGCCCGGAGACTACGTAGTCGCCACGGGGGAGATGCATACAGTTCAGGAACTGTGCGAAAGGGCTTTCTCATTGGTCGGTCTCAACTGGAAAGATTATGTTGAGGTCGACCAGCGATATTTTAGACCGGCCGAGGTTGATGAGCTCTGTGGCGATGCCACTCGGGCAAAGAACATCCTTGGCTGGGAGCCAAAGGTTAAGTTCGAAGAGGTTGTTGAGATCATGCTTAAAGCAGACATGGAGAAAGCAAGATGAGCAAGCTTCGCGGCAAAGTAGTTCTCGTAACGGGCGGCGGAGGCTTTCTTGGAGAGCGGATCGTTGAGCGACTAGATTTGCACAACACCGCAGACGTCCTTATCCCAAGATCCTGGGACTGGGACCTGACGTCGCAGGTCCAAACTGCTCAACTTTTCAAAGAAGCAAAGCCAGACGTTGTCATTCACGCTGCGGCGGAGGTTGGCGGCATCGGCGCAAACATGAAGTCTCCCGGAAGATTTCTGTATGCCAACGCCATGATGGGACTAAACGTCATAGAGCAGGCGCGCATTGCTGAGACATCCAAGGTCGTTGTGGTGGGCACCGTTTGCTCTTACCCCAAATACGCAAAGCCGCCTTTTGTAGAAGAGGGGCTCTGGGCGGGGTACCCAGAGGAGACCAATGCGCCTTACGGGGTGGCCAAGAAGATGCTGCTGGTGCAGGCAGAGGCCTATGCCCAGCAATACGGTATGAACATCGCCTACGTAATTCCAACAAATCTTTACGGTCCTGGCGACAACATCAACCCCGAAACCTCCCATGTAATCCCAGCAATCATGAGAAAGTGCATTGAGGCCAAGAGGTCCGGGGCGGATTCAATAAGCCTGTGGGGGACGGGAGAGGCAAGCAGGGAGTTCCTTTACGTGGACGACGCTGCCGAAGGAATTGTGAGGGCCGCGGCAAAAAACGTGCCCACATTGCCCATTAACCTCGGCGCAGGTGCGGAAATTACGATCAAAACACTGGCAACGATGATCGCCAGGGTAGTTGGTTATGAGGGTAAATTTGTTTGGGACGACTCAAAGCCTGACGGTCAGCCACGCCGTTCCGTTAATGCGCAGAGAGCATTTGACTTGCTAGGGTGGGAATCAAAGATTAGCCTGGCCGAAGGACTAGACCGGACATACCGGTGGATGGCCAGCGAGGTTTAAATATGTCTACGTGGATGCCTAACAAATTTGCGGCACAGGAAGAGGAGCATAAGGAGAAGCGGCTGTCGCTTTTAATCTGCTCCGTAAGCGAACGCGCAGAAAAGCTGGAAAGACTCTTGGGCGTGCTAATTAATCAACTAACAAACGAAGTTGAGATCCTACACCTCGTAGACGATGGAGAGATGACCATAGGGGAGAAGCGCAACGAGTTACTGCAGTCTGCGGCTGGGGAGTATTGCGCTTTTATTGATGACGACGACATGGTAAGCCCTGACTACGTTGAAAAAGTCCTGAAAGCCCTGGAGTCTGGTCCGGACTGCGCGACACTAACGGGTATTATTTACTTCCAGAATGGGACTTCAAGAATGTTTGATCATTCCATTGAGCACGATGGATGGTTTACTGGAGACGACGGCAATTATTACCGAACACCAAATCATCTTAACGCCATAAAGACTGAGATTGCTCAGCGCTTTGGTTTTAAGCCAATCAACAGCGGAGAGGATCTAGACTTCTCAAAGCGCATTCGGATCGTCCTGCATAAGGAAGTAAGAATACCTGGTGAGATTTACTACTACTATCCAAGCAAGGCATAACAATGCACCTGCTAGTAAAGTTCCCAACTAGGTCTAGGCAGAAGAAGTTCTTTGAAACGTTGGCGGAATATATGCGCCTAGCATCCGGCAGGCATCATGTTGAGTGGGTAATTTCCATGGACGAAGATGACTCCTCAATGAACAACCCAGAGGTACGAGAAACATTTGACAAAATGGTTGCCTTTGGGACCGACTTAAAATACTTTTATGGCCAATCGAAAACAAAAATCCAGGCAATCAATGCAGACATTGACAAGGCAAACCCCTATTGGGAAGTGCTCTTCCTTGCGCAGGACGACATGATTCCGATTGTTCAAGACTGGGATGAAAAGATGATTAACCTAGTTAAGCAAAGCTGGCCCGACCTGGACGGGGCGGTGTGGCCGCCGGACGGGTATGGCAATAGCCAAACCGTTTCCACCGTAATCCTTATCGGAAGAAACTGGTACGAAAGGTTTAATTACATCTACCACCCGGACTATATCTCCGTGTATTGCGACAATGAATTTACTGACGTAGCTTTGTCTTACAATAAAATAGTTAGGGTGGAAGACAAAATTGTTGAGCACAGATGGATTGGCGTCAACGGTCGCGACGAGCTATGCGACCGAAACGAGAGCGCTTCTAGCTACAATGCCGACCGTGAACTCTTTGTTCGTCGGACATTGGCCGGCTTTCCTTAGGGGTTCTCTTTCCGACCTTAACAGTAATACCGTAAATCCTTTTTAGCGCGTGCCGGACTACTGGCATTTCTGCTGCGGTGCCAACAACGGCCTCCATAAAATCCTCGCGGGACATGTAGTGTTCGCAAAGTGACAGATAGAGGGACGCCCATTTGGGCGTGTGCCAGCTCTCAGACCAGACGTGGGCAAGCTCATGAAGGATTGTGTCTTCGTCCCAGGCGCACAGGTAGATCACGCCGTTCCAATACTCTGCCTCTCCAAAAGGATGGCTGCTTGGAATGCTGTCTTCGCCTTCCGGGTGGTAGTGAACATGCACGCGCTTTAGGGCAATGCCCTGCTCTTGGCAAACCTTGGCAACAAACCGCAGGGTGGGGCGCCACTCCAGCCGATCACTCTTGGGAGCGGCAGGGTCGTATACGGTCCGAAAGCGTTTCCACTCTCCAGGCATGGTTACCCCCACTACACGGCTGATTCGTGCTATTGTAATGCCCAGCAGATAGAATCACTAGCAAGGAGGATTTGCAAATGGACATCATTCAGGTCATTGGTATTTTCCTGCTCGGCTTTGCCGTGGGGGCTTTTATGGCCTCTTCTGGCGGGTCGATAAGGTATGCCAAGCTTCAGTCGGAGGCAGACGCAGCCTTTCGTGAGGGCTGGTGGGCAGGTGTGCAGGACGCTCGGGCATCAACGGGCAAGACACCCGTAGAAAGGCCAGCGCCCACTCCGGCAGCGCCAAAGGTTGCTCAAAAGCGCGGCGTCAACTAGGGGAAGTAGCTTAATTGGTTAGAGCAGCGAGCTTATATCTCGCTAGGCCCTGGTTCGAGTCCAGGCTTCCTCACCACTGTTGACAACCACAACATGAGGGGCTATCATCTACACATTGCCTGGAATTTGTCTGGGCTGTAGATGAAAGGAAGAACCATGAAGAAGGCTCTAAGCCTATTCGCAGTAGCACTGCTCTTGGCAGCGTGCGGCGGCTCAGCAGGAACCGCAGTCAATACCCCGCAGGCAACGCAGAAGCCAACGGCAACGCCAACGCCCACGCAGGAGATTGCTGGCGTCGGCTACTACATTGAGTGGACGGATGTAAAGGTCAGCCTCTTGGAGGCAAGCGTTTATACGGACTACAACGAATACTTTGGGCCAGATGAGGGCTTTAAGTTTGTCTCTGTGCTGGTGGAGTACGAGGCGCTTGTTGATGGCGTGTCCTATAACCCCCTGTACTGGAAACTCGTTGATAGCGAGTCGTACGGTTATGACTACTACTTTATTGGCAAGGAGCCGGCGCTTGATTCAAGCAATGCCTTGATGGCTGGGCGCAAGGCCAAGGGGTGGCTGACGTTCCAGGTCCCAGAGGCAGAAACAACGTTCTATTTGGTGCTGTCCGACTTCACTCATGATGGCGAGTGGACTTTTACCGTTGCCAACTAAGGGCAAAGAGTGTGGGCATGAGGGGGAGGCGGGGTTTCTCGCTTCCCCTTCTGTCGGCTTTATCCAAAACCCTGAAGATTCACGGTGCATCCATTGCGCGTGGACCGAGCTGCAGGAAGCCATGCCCCCCCAATGGGGGCTTGACCGCCTAAGTTTTCTTTTGATTGGCTGGAGAGTTGAGGTTGTTAACTCCACGGGTGAAGTTTTTGCCGAGCAAGGCAAAACCCCAGCGGCAGCCATGGATAAGATGAAGGCTTTTCTTGTTGAAAGGAAAAACAATGGCTAAAAATTTGTTGCCAATTGAGTTGCATCAGTTGCTTGTATGGAAATTCCCCCAGGCTAAAAGCGTCACAGAGGCGTGCGCGGCGGCGGCAAAAGTCTACGGGCTAAGCGCCGAAACAATGAGGACATACGTATATAACGGCATTGGCTACAGGAGCAAAGCCTACAATTCTATAGCCGCTGACGTTGACGACATGAAGCGGTACGAAGAGTCGGGCTGGCGTCTGGTTTCAGAATCAGAGAAGCGCCTTGCTGAAGCGTTGGACTTTCATGCCCGCTCGCTTCGGCAGGTGTCAGAGCAGTTCGCGGAAATGCGCAACACATTACAGAAAAGGATTAAAGAAAGAGAAAATGCCTAACTCTGTTTACGTTCAACTGATGGAAAAAGACGCAGACCGTGCAGCAATTGCCGGGGTCCGCAGGGAGCTGCGCGCCATCAAGGATGGACTAAAGGATAAGTACGGCTGGGAGCGCGACGGGTGGAAGCAGCATGTCGAGGGCGCCATGGGTGAGCTTGCGGCCTCGTTTGCCCTGGGCATGCCGTGGAGCGGAGAGGATATTGACCAGTTCAAAGGCGCAGATATTGGCGAAAACGTCCAGGTGCGATATCGCCCAGGAAACTTTAAAGACTTATCCCTTAGGCATGGGGACAAGAAGTCTGATGTTTTTGTTTTGGTCTTACCAGCGGATCCAAGAAATTTTATCTTTGAGGTTGTTGGCTGGATTGAGGGCAAAGAGGCAATGACGCCACGTTTCTATCACGAAGACAAGCGGCTCTGGTTTGTTCCAGGCTACCTTCTTAACGACATTACCAAGGTACCTGGGTACACGCCGCCAGTTAAGGACGATCCCTATAGCCTATGGGACTAAGCGCACTTAGCGTGGTGGTGAATAAAGCCTTTTGATGCGCGTTCGCCGACAAAGTTAATTGCCAAGGTGGCTCTAATTTGCTTTGCAAGCATGCGCTCACCGCAACGCGCGCAAACTCTTTGCGTCAGGCTGTCAGGGCGCTTGTCCCCTGGTTGATTCTTTGCGAGTGTCTTTTTTCCTGCCATGTTTCCTCCTTAGGGTTTCAGCGGGAAGGGGACGGAGGAACGCCTGGTTGCGACGCAGCCCGTCGGCTCGCGCGGCCGCCAACACCGTACAGGGGACCCAACATCCCCGTTGCCCTTCCCGCCTAAGCCGGGCTTACTGCTCCCGACCAGCGGCGATGCCCGGTTAGGTGGGGCATCACACGTTTATGCTATCACCCTGAAATTCCATTTGGCATCCTGGGAAAATCTGCGCTACACTCCGCACATGGAAAACAACCTATTCCCAAGCCAAAGAGTCAAGGCCATCTGGCTTTTGTGGTCCGAGGACAACCCCATTACCCTGCTGCTCGACCAACGAAGCGCCCAAGATGAGGAGCCATACGTCATTGTGTGCGGGGCCGACATTGAGGCCGCTGTCCTTATGCGGATCAGCGAAACCGAGGCTAACTGGATTATTAAAAGGAGGGCTGGACAGTGAGCGATCAGAGCTTTGAGCAGACCTTTGCGGAGATATACTCCGAGGCCTACAAGCTTCTTTGCGACAAGCAGGAGCGGTATGGGGACGCCAACATTGAGCAGCTAGGCATTCATGGCGTCATTAGCAGAATTGCTCACGACAAATCGGCGAGAGCAAAGAAGTTCCTAAACGGGAAGATTGTCGGCGGGAAGGTAGTCCTTGAACCCTTTGACGACGGGGAGGACGAATCAATGTCTGACACACTAATGGACATTGCCAACTATGCCCTGATTGCAATTGCGCTACAGCGCGGAAAATGGGGCAGGAAAATGGACGACGGGGAGCGCACGCTGGTTAGGGCAGAGGAAAAGCCTAACGATTTTCCTGTAAGTGAAGCCAGGAAGGATAAGCTACCAAAGAATTTGGCAACGCTGCGAGTAGATCTTTTAGGGGGTAAGAAGAAATGAGCAAAAAAAGCAAGAGGCAAGCCGCTCCCTCCGCCACAGCAAAGAAAATTGGAATCTTTGTTGCTACCCCAACACTTGATGGCCGTCTTCATGCTGGATCAATCGCCTCAATCATGGGCGTGCAAAGGATGTGCATTGAAAACGGTGTTGGCTTTACCTGGAAAGTAATTTCCGGCAACTCAATCCTGCCGCTTGCGCGCAACGAACTTGCGTCTGGCTTCCTCGAAAGCAAGGCAACACACCTTTTCATGATTGATAGCGACATTCAAGTTGACCCCAGGCACGTTATGTACCTGCTAGGGCACGACCGAGACATATCCGCCCTTCCCTGCGCAAAGCGCGAAGTCACATGGGAGCGCCTTGGGCAATTCGTTACCAGCTATCCAGGAACCTCCCACGAGGTTTACCCGGCGCTAATTGCCGAAGGAAATTTCAACACGACTGAAGACGTTTTTAACGTTGACGCAGATGGCTTTACAAAGGTTCTCAAAGTGGGCACTGGTGCAATGATGGTAAAGAGAGAAACCCTTGAAAAGATTATGCGAGAGCGCCCAGATGACTACATTATAAAGCCAAGCGGGGAGAAACTGTACGAGTTCTTTTCTTATACCGTTGATCCGGAAACAAAAATTCAGTACGGAGAGGACTATACGTTTTGCAACAGATGGCGCGCTCTTGGTGGAACAATCGATCTCTTGCTTGCCGCCAAGACAAAACACCACGGGCAAATCGCTATTGATTTTGACTGGAAGGCGTTGGCCGTTGCCATTAGCGAAGCAAACGGTGGCAAGTAATGAAGGCTGAGCACCTTATGGAAATAGCCCTCACGCTGTTTCCAAACGGCACTCGGGTGCAGGCTGCAAGGAACCTTGCAGACGCAGTGAACAAGACCTCAACCAAAGAAGCCCAGAGGTCAGAGCGCACGGTTGAGGCCTATTGCCAAGGTCAAAGAAAGATCCCAATGGAGTATTCCGTGGTGGTTCTTAGCTACCTTCAGTCCTACCAGCCAGAGCTTTATTCGGAAATAGAGCCAAAGGTCAGCATGGACCCAGGGGTAGTGGGCAAGGTTGTTTCGCCAACCGTAAACTTTGAAGAAGTTCTTGCCAAGATGGAAAAAAACATTGACAAGCTCCAGGCGGCGACTCAATCAACCGGGATGCTCCTGGCGATTAGGGCTATGTGTGAAGACTGCGCGGGTGGACCCGCAGGCGAGCCGGGCAATACCTGCTGGTGGAAGAACTGCCCCCTTCGCGCATACAGCGACATGCCACTGGCAGAAAAAGCACAGAGCATTTAATTGCCAAGCGCAATAGTTGTCTATTCCCGCGAGGGCGTAGACGATGACGGGGTGCTGCTGTGGTCGGCAAGGATTATTGACGCAGAAAGCAAAGAGGTTATTGGCGTAGTCGAGCCAATGCCCGAAGCGCAAGCTCACCGCCGTGCTGATCGTCTTATTAGCATTTCCATGCTGTACGATGCCATGCCATCGTTGTTAGGAGATTTTGTGGCTGATGAAGAAAAAGAATAAGATCCCAGACGACTGGTCATACGGCTGGCTTGCTGCTTCTTTCATGTCGACTGCGGCCACCCTTGGAATTATTTCTAAGCCCGTTGGTCACGGCGACGATGAGCGCGCAGAGCAAGAGGTTACAGCACACATAGAGTCTATATTAATTTCTTGCGGTATCCTCGCGTCCCTCACCGCAGCCGTGCTTTCGCCCGTGCCGCCAAGCAGTAAATGGCGATACATCGGGGTTGTGCGCACTGAGTTTGGTCCAGTTACGTGCATGATAGAAGCCAGAAGTCCTGAGGCATTGCTAGATCAGGCAACAACCTGGGCCAATCATTTTAAACAAAAATATGACAGAGCAACTAGGCTCATGGACAGGCTTGACTCACTGCAGGTGCTCGGCCATACTGGCCGCAGGCGCCACGCGCGCAGAAGGAGTGAAGATGAGTAGACGCGAATATCAATACAAGTCGGAGAAGTTTGGCGACGAGCTTATTTACGTTGACCAAGACGGCGAGGACTGCACGGCCATTGTCGCCACCACCGGCGAGCCATACGCACGGCTATCCTGCAAAGTCAAGGGGAAGACTCCTATCGAAGGCTGGTTCTATCTAAAGTGGTGGAGCGAAAACGACGACCTTGTTCGCCAGCTTGTTGCGGCCAACATTATTGAAACACGCGATGACGGAATTATTTCCGTTTCACCTTTAGTCAACACTTGCGAGGCGCGACTTGTCATCAACTCCCAAGACTGACAACTACGTATGGGCTTGTGGCCTGTGTGGAGATGATCGACAAAGCGAGGCAATAAAAGAGTACCCAAACAACACTTTGGTTGAGGGATTCAGAAACGCATACTGCGGAGTGTGCTCTAAGAAAACGGTGTTTCAAAGAAAGGAAAGGAAAGAAGATGTCTAGTTCTAGCGTTAACCACAAAGACCCAATCCTGGTTGCGGACGGCTTTGAAGATTGCATCATTGGCCTTGGCTGGCAATTCAATAAACCGTTTGTTGTGTACAGCAAGAACAAAATCATTGCCAAACTTGCCGCTGAATTTGAGAGCAGCAGGGATGAGTCCTTTCCATTTGATGGAGAGGAACGCGACTTCTTCCTAGAAGCCGAAGAGTATTTCTCGTTTAACATTCAAGGCGGCTGGCTTGGAGAGGGCACGCCAATCTTTGTTGATGAAGAAGTAAACACCTTTGCGTTAATCCAGGAAGTGGTCGGTGATTACAATGTTTAAGCTTCTTCTTTCGGCAATCCTAGTGATTGCGCCTCTTGGCGCGCCAGCGGAATCTTTGTACTCTGGACAGTGGGGACTTGACCGCATCGACCAGCACGAAGGGATGACAGACGGCAGCGCCTGGGACGGAACTGGTCTCGGAAGAGACATCACTGTCTACATTGTTGACTCTGGGGTTTCTGATTTGCCAATCTTTGGCGGCAGGATTCTTCCTGGCTATTCAGCTATTAAGGGCGGGACTGAGGGATGTGGCTCTAACCACGGCACCTCTATTGCTTCTCTTATTGGTAGCGAGCAGTACGGGGTTGCCTGGTCGGTCAGTATGGTTTCTGTTCGCGTCCTTGCGTGCAATGGAAACGGCACGCCTGCCAACATTGTTAAGGGCTTAAAGTGGATTTACAAAAACGGAGACCCTGAAACCTCTGTTGTAAACATGTCCCTTAGCGGCCCTGCCAACAGAACCGTTGATCTCTGGGTAAACAATCTTGCGGAAGCAGGATTCCCCGTGGTGGTTGCGGCCGGAAACAATTCAAAAAACGCTTGCAACTATTCCCCAGGGCGTTCCGAATACGCAATTACTGTTGGCGCCTCTAACGCCCTAGACATGCGTTGGTATAGCAGCAATCATGGGCCATGCCTTAGCATTTGGTCGCCAGGAGACAAGATTCCAACTTTTGACCCTAATCGCGGAACCTTTTACCCAAGCGGAACATCAGGCGCCGCCGCATACGTTAGCGGTGCGATTGCTGCGGTAGCTTCTGCTGCGGCAGTGACAACCGATGAGGCTGCAAGCATCCTTCTCAGCGGGGCAACCGTGGATGTGATGTGCTGCTCCGTCCGCTGGGGCACGCGAGACCTGCTGTATCTCGGCCCAGACCTATTTGCGCCGCAAGGAGAGACTCCTTGGCACGAAGAGTGGTGGGCCTGGTAGTTAGAATCGATTCCCGGACGTGAAGTAGAACGACGCTCCGCTGAGGTCTGCAGAGTAGACCAGGGCATCAACAAGGTCGTCATGCTCTCCGTTCGGGAACGACATCAACTCATGCTCTAGGTCGTCAATGCCTGGCGCACCAGTAAGGTGAAAAACCTTTCCCGACTCGTACCTGGCTGCAAGCGCTCGGCTTCTGCTGACCTTGTCTTTGTCGGGGCGTACCGCACGCGCAGGGAGCGTAGTGTCGCCAAGGATCTCTCGCACGAATGTGCTCTGATGCTGGACGGCCTCAATGTTTACCGACTCAACAAAGCGCGGCTCTTCCGCCTCGTGGTTTAGCCCACGCATGCCAAGCATCCGCTGCGGCCACAAAAGCTTTGGACCCTTGGCGTTCCCCATGCTCCCGTCTCGCTTGACGCCAGTAAGCCATTCCTGGTGCCCCTCATTGATACGATCCTTCCAGGCTCCGACCACATAGAGGTTGTGGTCAGCATCTTCTAGGACCTCAACTGCTGTGGTGTAGTCGCTTCGCTCACTAACGGACGAGGCAAGGTCTACGCCCACACGCCGGGTTCCTTCCGGCAGGGTGTTGACGCGCTGGAACCAGTCGTGCCGGAAGATGTTCCCGCCCATGGCGTTAACGTCATTCTGGAATTGCAGCATGAAGATTGGGGTTCCGAGTTCTTCTTTCTTCTGGTTTAGGGTCTCTACGGTGTACATCTCTGGCCACAACGGCTGACCATCTTCCAGGGCCCTGCGCTGGTACTCCTTAATACCCTTGCGCATAAGTTCTGCGTAGAAATCATCTTCGTGCCAGCGCGTTCCCACGTACCACTTCTTTGAGCCAGGAACAAGCATTGGGTCAACCACTTGCCAATAGGTGTCAGATGCTTTTTGGCGCTGCACTGCGGTGGCGTTCTCCTTCATCCCGACCATGTCGTCCGCGAAGAGAAGGTCGAGGCGGGCGCCGGGCTTAATAGAGCCAAGGCCGTCGGCAAAACACGTAGCATCTTTGCCCATGTTTACACCCTTAATGGTCCAGGTTTCGTCGGTCCACTTGCTGCCGATCACGCCAGATGCTGCCCATGGGAATATTTCAGCAAACAGCGGGCTTTCAATAAGCATTTTGATTGCCCTTGAACGAGAGAGCGAGTCGGAAAGCACCGCGGTAAGAATGCCGATGCGGATATTTCCCTTCGTCATTCCAATGATTCTTGCGGCACGGAACATAAGGGCAGTTGTCTTGGCGTGGCCGCGGGGCATAAGCACCAAAGCACGGTCGTGCTCGTCCATAAACTTTTCCATGTCTCGAAGGTGCTTGGGGAAAACCAGGCCGCTCATGTACTCGGCAAAGGCGGCGTCTGAGGAAACCGCCTTCTTCCTAAGCCAATCTCGGTACTCGGCGTTGCTAATCGTGCTGTTCAACAACCTCAGCCTTCCCTTCGATTGGCTCTTCCTTCATGGCGTCTGCCCAAGCCTGCATACGGGCAGCAAGCTGGGCCGGGGCGAGGGTGTCGATCTCATGCGGCACGGCTGCAAGTTGAATGGCGGCGCCATCCTTGCCCGTGATTTCTGTGCGGTCTGGCTCGTAGGCCCCCGTAAGCCGGGCGATGCGGTCGATGACTTCGAGTTGAATTTTCAAGAATTGCGCCTCGTTATTGGTGCCCTTTGCCCTCGCGGCAGCGGCGGCAGCCATCTTTGCCACAAGGTTGGCACGCTCAATAAGCTCCTGCTTGTTGCTTGCTGGGTCTTCCGTGGGGTCAACCCAGGACTTCTTGATTACATAGCTATGCTTACGGACGGTTTCCTCGCTCAAACCAACGACCTGCGCTATCTCAGACAGAGAGACGCCCTGCAACATGAGCATTTTGATGCGCTCACGGAGGGCTGCTAGTTGCTCTGCTGGGACACGTCCGGGTCTTGCCATATAAGTATCATAACATATTGAATAGCAGAAAATACCTATTGGCACTTTCGGCCAGCGAACATTACAATGCTCTCCGGAGGTGCCACATGTCGACTACTTATGACATTACGGCCGAGCAGGGAAGTTATCTAAGCATTAGCCTGGTCTATAGAGACGCGTCCGGAAACCTAGTCAACCTGACAGGTGCCACTGCGTCTATGCAGGTTCGCAGGCGACAGGGTGCCCAAGAGGCATTCCTTAGGCTATCCAGCTCAAATGGAACCACAACGGGCATTGTCCTTGGCACCACAAACGGTGCCGTCGATGTTTACGTATCAGACGAGGCCCTTAGCCTTATTGCCCCAGGCACGTATGTCTACGACCTGGAGGTCAACCCTGTTGGCGGCGCCATGGTGAAGCTCATCTCTGGCCTGTTTACAGTGGCCGGAGAAGTGACCAGATGACCGTTGAGGTTTCCGAGCAAGCGAAAACTATTAACGTTACGCAGCAAAGCAATAGCGTAACGGCTACAACTAGCCCCGTCTCCGTATCAGTTAATGCCCCAACGCTAACCATTACTACCGCCAGCGGCGGCACAGTGCAGGGCTTGCAAGGCCCCACTGGTCCGCAGGGCCCGACGGGCGCAACGGGGCCCACCGGTTCGACGGGGTCAACGGGTGCCACTGGGGCTACCGGCTCAACCGGACCGCAGGGCCCGCAAGGTGTGCAGGGACCAGCTGGTGCCACTGGCGCAACGGGAGCAACTGGTCCCCAGGGAGCGCAGGGTAGCGGCGCCTCCCACTCAACCTATGTTTTTACACAAAACTCCGCCTCGGCAACGTGGACAATTACGCACAACTTGGCGTGTTTTCCATCGGTAGAGGTGGTTGATAGCGCAGGAACGCTAGTCATTGGCGATATCTCGTACATAGATAATAATAGCCTGACTGTCAGCTTTGTTGCTGCGTTTGGCGGCAAAGCATATTTAAACTAGGAGAGAGAAATGAAGTTTTTAGCCAATCTTGACCTTCAGAAGAATGAGCTGCAGAACGCTCGGCTACAGAACCTTGCTACCGCTCCGGAAACCCCCGTTGAGGGACAGGTTTACTACGACACCGCTCTTGATGTAGTTCGCGTATACGCCAACGGCGCATGGGCAAACCTCTCAACTGGTTCAGGAACGGTTACCGCCGTTACTGGAACTGGCGCAATTTCCTCCACAGGTGGCACCACCCCAGCCATCAGCATTGCCGACGCGTCGACGACCGTCAAGGGCGCAGTCCAGCTTGAAGATTCAACATCTAGCACCTCAACGAGCAAGGCGGCAACGCCTGCGTCGGTCAAGTCTGCCTATGACCTTGCAAGTGGCAAGGCAAACCCATCTGACACAACCTTTGTTGGTACTACCAGCGTTGCGCTAAACCGCTCGTCTGCAAACCTTGCCCTTACGGGGATTTCAAGCGTTGCGCTCCCGGGCTCGTCGTCTGGCACAACCACCCTTCAGCCAGCCGCCACGGCAGGCGGAACGGTTACCCTTCCAGCCTCGACCGGCACGCTTGCGCTCACCGCAGACAAGCTAAGCGCGTTTGCCGCAACGACATCCGCAGAACTCGCTGGTGTCATCTCCGACGAGACGGGCACTGGTGCGTTGGTTTTTGCCAACACCCCAACCCTTGTCACGCCAAACATTGGCGTAGCAACTGGTACAAGCCTTGTGCTTTCTGGTGACCTTACGGTCAACGGAACAACCACCACCATCAACTCAACTACCCTCACGGTGGACGATAAGAACATTGAGCTTGGCTCTGTCGTGAGCCCAACGGATGCCGGTGCCGATGGCGGCGGTATTACCCTTAAGGGCGCAACCGACAAGACAATTACCTGGGTTGATGCTACCGACGCGTGGACCTTCTCAGAGGACGTTAACCTGGTCGCTGGCAAGGCCTACGAGATTGCTGGAACAAGCGTCCTCAATGCAACAACCCTTGGCAGCGGAGTCACCGGATCAAGCCTGACCTCGGTTGGCACAATCGCCACCGGCGTGTGGAACGGCACTGACATTGCAATTGCAGATGGTGGTACCGGGGCAAGCGATGCTGGAACGGCGCGCACAAACCTTGGCCTTGCGATTGGCACGGACGTTCAGGCATACAACGCAACCCTGGCCGCAGTAGCTGGCGGAACATACAGCGGCGATGACAGCATTACAACCGTCGGCACAATCTCTGCTGGTACGTGGCAGGGCACCGCCATTGCCTCAACCTACGGCGGAGCGCTTCGCTACAACACCAGCGCCACCTGGACGGCCGGAGAGGCCAAGACGGTCACCCACAGCCTTGGGACTAAGGCAGTTGTTGTTTCCGTGTACGATTCTGGCGATGCTGCGGTGCTCTGTGACGTGGTAACGGCCACGACCAACACCCTGACCGTCACGATCAGCCTTGCCGGAACCTACCGGGTTGTTGTTCTAGGGTAATATACCCCCATGGTAAGAATTCTTAGCGACCTAACACTTGACGGAGCAACAGACGACCTAACGGTTGACGGAACTATCACGTCTGCTGGATTTATCAAGAGCGGCATGACTGCCCAGCGCTATAACGGCGGTGGTGGTGTTACCCAAACAACTAGCGTTGGTACTGCCTATTCAGATATTGCTGGTTACGCAGTAACATTCACGCCTAACTATATTGGTCAGCGGTGGCTAATTACCTACACGGCAGCATCTTATACAAATACAAACACCGACCAATACATTATTTATCAAATTTATGTTGACGGTAGTCTACTCTTCTTCACGCGAACAGTTAACATTGAAAGCGGAATTAACTACTCAACCAATGTCAGCGGAATGGATGTCTACACATCTGTCGGCACAACCGCCGTAGAAGTTACGGTTGGTGTTCGCATGCAAAGCAGCACTGGCGTTACAGTAAGCACAGCATATCCTCGGATCAACGCCGTACCGCTAACATAAGGAGGAGATATGAGCGACGTTATTCTTATCATGACTGCAATTTGCCGGACAGCTGAGTGTGAGGCAAACGGCATTCCAAACGTGTATGAGCAAGAGTCTGGCGTTGATTTTGTCGTGCATTGCGGACAATGCCAACACATTATTGAAGACATTACGTCAACGCCTAAAGAATAATACAAACATAATCTTTTTTTCGTAGACGCAATTGCTGATGCAATTGCGTTTTTTATTTGAGATAATCAATGCGTCACCAAGGAGAAGGAGGACGCATGACAAAATCCCAATCAGACATCATTCTCGATAGGCTCGACCGCATTCAGCGAGATATTGACGCGCTCAAAAACGAAATGGCCGAAACGAGGGGGGCCTTTCGACTTGCAAAGTTTGTCCTTGCCATTCTCGGACTTTCAGGAGTCGGCGGACTCATTACGTGGATGTCGGGGCAGGGACAATGAATACTAAGTTTCTTGCTATTGCCGCTACCATTTGGATTATTTTGGCAACACTCGCTTACGGCGTAGTGGTAAATCCGGTTTCCGGAAGCCAAAATAATTACGTTGATCGCACTCAGGATTTCTGGATTACCGTTCCAGAGCAGGGAGAGTTGCACCTCTGGACCGACCTGTGCGACGACACTACTGCCCCCTGGTGCCCTGGCACAGTTGATTCCATGTTGTGGCTGTATGACAGCAGCGGCACGTTGATTGCCGCTAACGACGACTCGTTTACCGAGCACACGGGCGGATACTCCCTTGCTTCAACAATCCGTGTTTCTGTGCCTGCGGGCGAATACCGAGTGCGTGCGGGCGTGTGCTGCGGAGACCCAACGGCTGACCGCTTTGGCGGAAACCACTACTACATGATCAGCAACTTTGCAGCGGAACTTGCGCCGGGAACGCCATCAGCTACGTGGACGCCAACCCCACCGCCCACTCCGACACCAACGCCAACGCCAACTCCGGAGCCAACCCCTACCCCAGTACCTGACCCGTATTTGAACGCGCCGACCGGCCTTATGGTGACCGTCTACACCGATGGGAATGTTTATCTGACGTGGAATGCTCCAGAAGCAAGTGGCACCGACATTGAGCGATACGGAGTGTTCTGGACCACTGGGGATTTTGCTGGCTGGGCTGTTGCTTCCAGCGAAACCAATATGGGCATTAGCAGCAACGTCTTTGCCATTACCGGCGGCGTCGATCAAACGTACACATTCTGGGTAAGGTCTGACAACGACACGCTTAGCGTGTATTCGCCCATCTCAGCGACAGTTTCTGTGTTTGTCCCATCCCCGCCACCACCAACCCCAAGCCCAACGCCCGAGCCTACTCCTACGCCGACCCCAGAGCCTACCCCTACGCCAACACCTACACCGACACCAGAACCACCAACACCGAGCCCTAGCGTGGCCCCTACGCCCACGCCAGAGCCGTCTGTAAGCCCGTCGCCGGTGCCAACACCGACGCCAACTCCGGAGGTAACCAATGAGCCGACACCAGACCCGACTGCCACACCCGAGCCGACGCCCGAGCCAACGGCCACCCCTACGGACTCTCCGTCCCCTTCTCCTGATCCCAGCCCTGTACCTACTGACACACCTGGACCAATTGATCCGGGCGCTGCAGTAGAAGCGGTTACGGAGGCGGTTGGAGAGGCTGTTGCGGCAGTGAGCGAGGCAGTAAATGCCGCTATTGACACTGTTGCCAATCTTGGTAATGATATCACCGAAGAAGAAAAAGAAGAGGCTAGAACCGTAGTCGGTCCAGCCGTAATCATGACGACCATCGCACAGGCCGCAGTATCTGCAGCCGCCGCACGCGGGGCATCAAGCTCTGGCGGTGGCGGGTTCAGTGGCGGCGGTGACAGTGGCGGTAAAGGCAAGGGCCGAGCAGGTGGTCGCCGCCAAGGGGCAGGACGATCCAGCGGGCCCAAGCCACAACAGGCTAAAACAGCCCAAAACGGGCAGAGGAGAGGTGGAAAATGAGCAAGTGGAAGAGCCTTTTGGCTCAGGCGACTAATGATATAGTCAGCCAGTCGTGGACCATTTTCGGTCTTATGGTTGGTTGGATTGTTCTGCCAGATGGCGATACGCGAGACTTCGTTGGGGCAACCCTTGCTGTGCTCACCTTCGCTTGGGCTGTAACAATGCCGCTCCGCGTTTCGTTTGACGAAGACGGGGATTGACAAGGCGCCTCCTACGTGTTAAGATGTGACTACGCCAAATGAGGCATGTCAATACACGTAGGAGGAAGCAATGAAGAGTGATATTACCCTCGTCCACAGCGACGAGTATGCAAACTGGGTGCTCACGGTTACCCAGGGGCGTCGATTTATGAACGCCAAGGACCGTCTCTATGAGATGGCCGAACTCCAGAACCTGGCTATTGCCGAGGTGCTTCCGCGCCCAGCCACGCCTGATGAGCTTGCTATTGTACACGACAAGCAGTACATTGGCGAAGTCCTGAGCGGCTTCTCTGGCGAGTGGAGCGGCGAGCGACTAGACCTAGGCTCCCTTGCCCAGCTTATGGCTGGCGGCACCATTGTTGCCCTTGATGAGCTGGTTGCAGGCCGCACCAAGCTTGCCGTCAACTTTGCTGGTGCCAAGCACCACGCCCAGCATGACTACTCCAGTGGCTTCTGCGTGTTTGCAGACCTAGCCATGGCTGCCACCATGCTTACAGAGGGCGCCTACGGGGACCGCAAGCGCGTTGCAGTGTTTGACTTTGACGTCCATCACGGCGACGGCACGGAAAACCTGCTGCGCAAGAACCCTAACGTGCTGACGTATAGCGTCCACCAGAAGGGCATCTTCCCAGGCACGGGCAACGAGTCTCACCCAGAAGACCACGTCTATAACTTGCCGCTGCGCTCAGGGGATGGCGATAAGCAGTTCCTGATTGCAGTAAACGAGTTCCTTGCGGTAGTGGACGACTTTGGTCCAGACTATGTGTTCATTGCTGGCGGCGCGGACGGGCACAAGCTCGACCCCCTTGCCTCAATCGACTATAGTTATAAGGGCTACGACAACGCCATGCGGACTATGCGTGATGGACTTCACGACATGCCAATCCTGTACGGTGGGGCTGGCGGGTACCGTCCTGATGACGTTACTCCTAGGGTCTGGGCGACTGCGGTGACCGCACTTGCGGAAGAGCAGAAAGCATACGAGCGAGGGTAAGATGCCAACGTACGACTACAAGTGCGACAAGTGTGAATCGGTCATTGAGGTCGTTCACCCTATGAGCGATGAGTCTGAGTATCCGTGCGAGAAGTGTGCGGAGCCTATGCGCATTCTTATTGGCGGTGCTGGCGTTGTCTTCAAGGGTGAAGGCTGGGCTACTACCGACAAGCGCGGTAACGGTACGGATATTTTCCTGTAGAAAGAGAAACGCCCCGCACATGCGGGGCGTACTCCGTATCAGCCGCCCTAGTTGGCGTTAACGCTTAAACCAGGACCCGACCTTCCCAAGAAGGGACTTCTTTTCAGCCTTTGGGGCCACTACGGCCTTCTTTGCTGGCGCCTTCTTAACCGGCTTTGCAGCTGGCTTAGCGGCGGCTTTGGCAGCAGGCTTCACAGCCGGCTTGGCGGCAGCCTTTGGGGCTACCTTCTTGCTCTTGACCATCAGTGGCCTCCTTGCGACTTGCGGCTTTTTGCCGTAAGTGCACTATACCACATTACTTGGTAGTCTCTTCGTCCCAGGCCTCGCCAGCAAGGCTGCCAGCAAGCTCGTCGGCAATGCCGTCGCCGTCGGTGTCGATGGCGGAGCCGGCAATGTGGGAGGTGTCCGCAAGGGCGGCCTTCTCCTCAGCCTTAACGGCCTTTGCCTTGCCGACGCCGAACTTAGTGTCCTCTGGGTTGAGGGCCCGAACAATAACCTGGAGGGTAGCCGCAATGGCACCCGACGCAACGGTTCGGAAGTCGTCGTTGGTCATGTCCAGAATTGGGGCGCCAGTAGCAAGCATCACGGCGATACCGGTTGCAAGACCAACGCGGAACGCTTCGAGAAGCGCCTCGTCAATGCCCGTGTTATCAAAAATCCACTTAACTTTTGCAATAATTGCGCTCATGATAAACCTCCTAATTACTTCTTGATGCCAGTGCCGCCGCACGCAGGGCACGGAACCGGCGCAACCGGAACTGGTGCTGGTGCAGGCGCTGGTGTTGGTGCTGGGGTCGGTGCGACCCATCCCTTTGGCGCAGAGACGATGATGACGTGCTTAAATGCCGGGGCAACGTGCTTCTTGGAAACACGCTTGCTATCGGCCAGCTTAAGCAGAGTATCCTCGCTAATGAGGACCCCAAACTGCTCCTTGCCCTTGCCGGAACGCGTTGGGCAAATCCATTGCCATCCGAGATCCTTGTCCCAGACAGCAGCAGTCATGTGGCCGTAGGTTCGGTTAGGCTGCTTCTGCTTAACCCACCACCAACGCTTCCACTTTTCGTGCCACTCGGAGATTTCAAGACCCTTTGGGTAGCCGGCTGGCTGTTCAACCCACACGCCGATTGCTGCGCCAGCCTTGGCGCTTGCAATGACGTCGTTCCAGTCCTTCGCCCAGCGGGCTTCGGCGCCTAGAACACGAGCAGTCTTAATGAGATCGCCGAGAGACGAGCCGTTGTCGGACACGCCCTGCTTCTCGACTTTTCCCGTTGCCTTTGCCTTTGCGGCCACGCCATCCGCAGCAGAGAAATCCTTCCCTGGGGCGTATTTAAACGCCCAAGACACGCATGCCGCCATAGACGAAGGCCCGCAGTCATCAAGAATGCCTTTCTTGGCCTCAGCGTCCGATTCTAGCTGTGACTTAACCCTAAACTGAACTCCCATAAGAACCTCCATGCTGAATTGCCCGCTACGAGGCAGAACAGTATTTTACCTGGAGGTGATTATTTATTCACGCCCTTCGAGTTCTGCTATTTTTTCTTCAAGGGTAAGCACGCGAGCGTTTAGGTCTTTAATGGCTACAAGCATGCCAAAGTAAATGCGCTCCCAGTGGATGCCGTAAGGTTCGCCGTTTTGTCCGCCGCTAACGGCAGAGGGGAATACCTCGCGCGCATTTTCAACGGTTAGACCCCACTGTCGGGTGGTTGGGAATTCAATATTTGGGTACAACTCGCTGGCGGAGGCCCTAAAGTTAAAGTCGATAGGGTTTAATCCGTAAATGGCATCTGCCGCCAGAGACGTCGGTGTAATATTTTCCTTTAATCGCTCTTCAGACACACCAGTAAAGCGATAGAAACGCTTTGAGACACCGCTCGAACCGCCCATGTAGACGGAGTTGTAGCCCGAAGTGCCGGTAATGTCGGCGGTACCGGTTGGGGTCATGGTGCCGCTTGTTGTGATTGAAATGGTGTCTGAAAGCTCGGATGCCCCAATGGCATCAGCAGCAATCTCAGCGGCAGTAATGGTGTTTGACGCAATCTTTGCAGCGGTGATGGTAGCCGCTGCAATGTTTGCGCCAGTAATTGTTAGTCCAGCAATCTGTGTGCCAGTTATTGATCCGGCGTTAATGTCCCCCCCTGGAATTGCAGAGAGGGTCGCCCCCGTATGGCTATGACTATCATTGTCAACGGAAACAACATAGCTGTTGGCTGAGCCAATGTTCAGCGCAGCGGCGGTCATTGTGACGTCCCCGGTAAGGTCAAATGTAGTTCCGGCAATGCTTGGGATCTGGCTTGTTAGGGCAACTGTTCCAGTAGTGGCCGGCAACGTAAGTACGGTGGTTCCGGCAGCAGCAGTTGGATTGACGGTAATTGTACCTGACGTAGAGCCGGGCATAACGATGCTTGGGACATTGAAAGTGTCGTCTGTTTTAAGAACGTTTGCCGCCGAGCGATATAGGTTAGTATCGGTTGCCGCCGAACCATCTCCCCAAGTAAGCTGACCGTCTGTCCTAATGTTAAACCTTGCTGCAGTGTCTGTTTCGGCCTGAGACCTAAACGCACCTCCAGTTGAGGTTCCAGTCTCTGCCCTGAATGCGGGAGAGAAGTAAGATCGGATCTGCTGATCTGAAGCAAGAACATCTGCTTCGGGCGAGTAAAGGTTTGCTGGGCTGGCCGAGCCGCCAAATGACAGTCCGTCTACGCCCAACTCAACGACATTCCGCTCCCCACCGCCAGACCCGCGAAGGCGCATCTTTCCGCCAGCAGCCGCGTCAATCTGAACGCCCATCCCCTCAACAACGGCTGGGGAGTTAACAGTGCCCGGAGTGTAAGATCGGATAACCGAACCTTCCTCAACAAGAGCGCCATCAACAAAGATAATTTTTCCGGGAGTGAAATCCGTGCACTCCACTGCTGGTCGAATAACAGAAACTCCGCCGCTTGAAAACGTAACAGACATTCTGCGCCAGCCAATGCCGCTTGTTGGATCTTTGTCAATAGCAGGGAATGATGTGTGCGGGTCAGAGGTCGCAAGCAGGTCTGCATCAGCCAAGACGGCACTTGACCCGTCACCCTGGAATACTTTTAGCTTGATAATTCCAGTAGTGCTAACCCCAGCGGTGCCATTGTCATAGACGTAGCAGGAAAAAGTGTACACAGTGTTTGGGCTTACGGGAATGCCGTCGCCTACTGTATTTCTATAGGCGCTAATTGAACCAGATGTTCCCGCGACGGTAAACTTTGCAGACCTCGTTCCAAATCTTTTGCGCGAGGGGGTCAGCGCAAGTTCGTGAGCACCAGCCGTAGTGTCAATTGCCCATCCGTCTGGTTGCGTTGTGGAGGAATTCCAAGATGCATCAAGGCCAGAAACTGATGGGGCTCCCGTTGCATTTGCGTTTTGCGCAAGCCTTACCAGAACCCACATGTACTGATTGTCTGCTGGCGTCGCTGCGGTTAGCGAGGAGTACCAAACTGTTGGGACAACGGTAGATGAAGAGCTTGACGCGTATAGTCGAACGGCCTGTGCTCCGCCAGTCGCGGCGTTAATGGTTGTTTGATGTTCGGCGGTGGTTGCATATGAGGCGCCAAGGTCAAAGTAGTATGCGTCTTGGCCCCAGCGGACCTTAAAGGGGTATCTAGTGGTGGCGGTGCTAGTCAAACCGGCGGCACTAGTTACCTCAACGTTCCACCAATACTGATCTCCGCCTTCAAGGCCGTCGTAGCCAGATGCCCAAATTCCCCCGTTGTCGGGAAGTGTTCCTTGCAGCGCTGTTGGGCCAGGGCAATAGGTTGCCACATAATCAGTATTTCCCCCAGCGGTATTGTTGTATCTCGGGACGTTTAGTGAGCTTGCATTTTGATAGCCAGAAGCAGTTACCGTTCCGGAATCAAAGATTGTACTTCCGCCAGTAGAATTGTCATAAATCCTAACGCGCCAAGAGGTTTGCGCGCCACCGCCGTTGGCAGCGTAAGACCAGGCAAGAACCGGAAGCGCTGTTTTGCTTGTCTCGCTCCAGGTAAGTTCTGTGTCGCCAAGGTTGTAAATTGATGCAACTTCACCCGTAATTGTTGGCTCTGACGGAGTTGCAGTTGGGGCGGTTGTGGAGTCATACGTGAGGACAATAAAAGCCCCAGCATAGGAAGAGCCGCCATTGATTGAGCTGTCTTCCTTTGTGCGGAATTCAACGCCGCCGCCGTTGGCCGACGTTTCGTTTACCATCTTCAATGTAACGCCATAGTTTGCAGAGCCGCTGCCGCCAGTTACGGTAACAGGTGCCCAAGATCGAACAATGTCCGTAACGTCCAGTGCGTAAACGTCGCCTAGGTCCGGGGTTGCGTTTGGAATTTGCGCAGTGGTAATGCGCTTAAACCCCGTAGAGGTGTAGGCTGGCTTGTTTGACCAGGTAACAGCGTTTGTGCTGTACCAAACTCCATCTGCGCCCTTGTTTCCCTCGGACCAAGAAGATGTGTTGCGGTAGATGTCCATACCGCTACCCATTTCCCAGATTGTATTGTTCTGACCGGCGCGGTTATATGCCTGCACATAAAGCGTTGCGCTGGTAATTGAAGTTACACCAGTAAAATCGCAGTTAAATTCCATAAGGCCGCGCATCAACCAGCCCGTAGAGCTGATATAGCCAACCGCAACGTTGTCTCCTGCTCCCTGGCCGAGGTTTTGGCCCGAGCTGGTATAAACTACCGAAGCGTCCTTAGAAATAGTAAAGTTTTTAGTAGCCATAATAGCTCAGCACCATTGTAAACCCTGCCGTTGTATTTCCTGTTTCTGTAATATTAAACGCTGTTCCAATTCCTGCGGTGTTGTTTGGGATTCCGGTTGCTCCTAGTGAGAATGGAGCGAACTCAAAAGAAGAGTTTGGGATCAAGTTAGAGCCGCCAGGCAAAGCCCCAAACGTAATAGTGCTTGCGTTAATTCCTTGCGCGGTAATCGCATTTAGAGATGTCCCATCTGCCGCAAGAAGCTCAATCTGGCTACCGTTAATATATATCTTGTCGGAGTTTGTAATATCCCCATTGGAGATCTGCAAACCGTCCTGATTCCACTGGGCGGCTACGCCTTGAAGGTCGCCACTCAAAACCTGGAAGGATTCAAGCTGGCCGTTGCTTGTGCCAAATCTGACGCGGCCGTCCATTCGCAGGGAGTCAACGCTCAAATCCGTAATGGTTGCCTTGTTTGCGGCAATAGAGCCATCTAGGTTGACCCTAAACGGAGCCTGCTCAATGTCGGCGTTTCCTATCCACATACCTTGCTCGTCGTCAATATAGAAAACGTTGTTGCCGGTGGTCACTCCGTCCTGATTAGTAATCTCGGCGGAGTTGCCAATTTGCAGGCGCCCGCCACTGTTCAGGTAAATTTCGGAGCTGTACAGTTCCGTTGCGCCAATGGTCCAGCCGCCGATTGCCCCCGAGACCGCCCTGAGATTGCCGTCAAGGTCGACAGAGAACTCTGCCAAGTCTGGGTTGGCATTGCCTGCCCAGATACCCTGGAAGGATGGGCTGACGTTAGTGCCGACGCGCACAACCTGGTTTGCGTCAATGTCTCCCCCAACGGTAATCTCGTCCGCAGTCACGGTGCCGACGTCAATAGATGACCCGACGGTGTTGGCGCTGAGAAGGATGGTGCCGTCTGGCTTGCGGATGATGACGCTGTCGTTCAACACCTGGAAGATTGGATCGCCGCCTTCCTGCGTGCGAGCAGTCTGGATATTCAAAGAAGCAGCCGTAAGGTCGCCGTTGGCGGACACCGCGTAAGTCTTGCGAACGCGAATGGCAACAGGTGTCTCGATTGACGGGAGCTCTGCCCCGTTAAGTGCTGCCGCTGAATCAACGCCAAAGCGATGGCGGAAAGTAAAGACATCCTCTGCTGGTGTATTTACAACGTACCAAACACCGCTATATATTGCGCCGCAGTTGTAAAGCTCTATGTAATCGCCTGGGACAAAGTAATGAGCATCTGATGTGGTGACAATAACTTCATAGACCTGGGCCGGGTTTGGAGCGGGCAACTGAGCAGAGGTAACGCTAATAATCTTATGGGCCTTAGACATTGTCGGAATAAATGCTTGGCTTCTTGCCACCTTGCCTGCTTCAAGTTCGGTTTTGCCAGTGTCTTCTACCGTGTAAAAGATTCCCGTACCAGCTGTGTCTACGGCAACGACCCGCCCGTATGCAACTGGGCCGTCATCTTGGTCAACAACACCGACGTTTGCATTCTCCCCATCTGCCTGCGTGTTGTCGTCAGGTGTGCCAAAGTTTGCGCCAGTAACGCGGATGTAGTCGCCAACAGAAAAGTATGTTGCAGCAGCGGTAGTGCCAGTCGTGGTGCCGCTCAGGTAGTCTCCCCAGGTGGCAAAGGCGGCATACACTACGTTTGGCGATACGGTTAACCAGTCAGTCAGGTAGAGGTATCCGCCCGTATATCCCTGCTGAGCCTCAATGGAATCTTCAACAGAGCCATAGTTTTTGTTGTTCCAAGAGGCAATAGTTTGGAGTTGACCGGTACGGACAAGGTTGGCGTCAAGCACGCCAGTCTTAATGTACGAAGCATTAATTGAGGCGTCGCCGTTGCCGGCGGAAAGAAGGGTCCCAGCGCCAGCGGCAACCTGATTGCCAGAGGAATCCGTAACGTCAGTTGGATTAACAATGCGAATCTCGCCGTTCTCAACAGTAAGTGCGCTTACAGGATTTTCGGCGCCAGGGATTGGCGCGGAAACAATCCTTCGTATTTTACTATTTGCCAGGTACTCTTCGGCCATTACCCCTCCAGGGTTTTAGTTGTAGCGATTGTCATAAAGTCATCGCCAGATGGGTATACAGTATACACTGAGTAAACAGATACGTTAGATGAATTTGTGGCCACTGCGCGGATTCTGAACTGAAAGTCCAGGTCTGCCTGCCCGCCAATGCTGCTGATCTCCGAGGCGGTCGTCGCGCTAATAGGGCCGCTGCTCACGGGGTTCCACGCAAAGCTTGTCCCAGTAATCTTGGTGTTGATGTTTTTCCACTCGCCAAATGTGCCGCCCTGCCTGGCCGTGTAGCTAACCATGAATTTAACAGCCACGGCCTTTGCCAAGATATTTACCGCTTTTCTCGTTACGTAAGTAACCTGCCCATCTGGGGTGGTGGTCTTTGGTGCCAAGACTTCATACGCAAACGAAAGCCCGTTTGCCGCAACGTAAGAAACGCGATAACTGCCGTTTGGATTAACTTCCGTAGATGCCGCCGCGTTGTAGGGGGCCCCAGAAATAACCACTGGCTGACCAACTGCCAACCCTGAGAACTTAGTTGTCCTGGAAAAAATCTTAATCCGCACTGGCTCGCCGCCAGTGCTGGCACCGACAGAAATGTGCGTTTTTGCAGGAAGAACGCCCATTTTTTTCTTGTTCATATCCTTAACAGTTCGCTTGCGCCACCGGACCTGAACTTCAAAGCCAGATTCGCGCACGCCTCGGGCGAGTGGATCATCAAATGGGTATTGCCACGACATGCGGAACTCATTGGCAATGGTAGATAGTTTACCATCTGCGTCAACGCTTTCAATACGGAAATTTCTTACAGCAGGCGGCCTGTCTCTTGCCTCTGGCGCGGTTGCAAGGTCAACCTGCATCTGCCTTCGGCTAATAAGAACAAGGGCATTTTTCTGATAGTCGGGCTCTTGCTCCAAGGAAACGTGATGGTATAGCTCCGAACCAATGAGGGATGTCTTGTGGCTCTTTACGATCATTGGCTCAACAACTCCCACCTCTGACCAGATGTATGGGACTACAGAGCCAACTTCAAGGATTGCGTCCGACCCGTTATACGGATGATCAAACTCGTATGAGTTGATAGTGTCCCCGCTATCCTTGAAGAACGCCTCCGCTTTCCCAGTGAGCTCATATTGCGTTGAGGCCTTATCCTCTGCCTGGCTTGCCTCAATGATTTTCCCATGAGACTTCCAAATACCCTGCACGTAATCGTATGTGTATTCAAGAACAGATTGGCCAAGGGTTTCGTTGGTAATGGTATTGCCGTTCTCGTCTGAGTTAACTGTTGATGCGTAGAGGTACAGCCTGTTGGCAACCGCGCCGCCGCTTCTAATTGTGTCGGGAGATTCAAACGGATACGTCGGCATTGGGATAAAGCTGCTGTCAGTTTCTCCGCTGTTCAAGAAGGGTCTTGCGGGGGCAAGCTCGTATGCCAGCCCCTCATCCGCAAAGCCGTAAGCGCCTGTTAGCTGCACGCAAGAGAAATTAGTTGCGTAGACGCTTACTGCCGCTGCGGAAGAAAGCTTTATTGCCCCAACGCTGAGCTTGGCTGTAGTTGCTGGGGTTTTTACAATAGACCAGATTCTCTGCCACTCGTTATTGCGCGTCAATGGGGTTGCGTCCACGAACGAGATGTCGTGTGACGAGCCAACGGTGTTAGTTCCTGAGGCGTAGAAGTGCACGCGCAAGGCTGCCTTAGTCGTGTCGGATGTCTTCATGTAGGCAGAGACAAAGTAGTATTCGTCTGCCGAGATGGTTGTCTTGTCGGGGTTCTCTGTAATGAAATCGGTGTGGGCTTCACCAGCAGCAGTCCCAGAGAAGCCCAGCGCGTAGCCATAGCCATACGGACCTGGCTGCCTTGTTGCGTCTGCTGGGTCCTGTGTAACAACGGCAAAGTTAGTAAGGTTCCAATACCTAGAAGAAGAGACGGCCCGTTCATCCTGCAGAATAGAGTTCTTAACAAGGTTCTTGGTGTTTAGTTCTTTGTATTGCAAGTTCTTGTTTTTATCTACCCAGAACCTTGCGCCAGTAGTTTTGACAATAGAGTCCAGGACCTGCTTCAGGGTTCGCCCACCAAACTGTGCGTTCTTTACTTGACTGGAATCAGAAAGCTCGTTGTTTGGGACGTTGCGCAAGTCCCTGTAGTCCGGCACTAGGTCGCTGTCGATGAAGTTAACAAGCGCCCACTTGTGCATCATCCATGCGCGGAGTTCCAGTGCTGGCGCTGCCCCAAGGTCTATGTCGTGAGCAATAATCTCGCCAATGTGAGCAGTGATTGGGTATCTGTAAGTGGAGTCACTGTCTTGCTCCATTCCCAAAACAAGCGTACCAGCGCCTGAGCTGCTCCAGGGGACTGGCAGTGCGCTATCCCAAAGGCCGCGGTAAATGTTTGTAACCGACAGCGCCTGTTCTGCTCCAGTGTTTTTTGAGATGTATACAGTAGCCGCCGTGGACGTAGAGTAGGCAACTCTTAGCTGCAATACGCAATCTTCCTCTGCAACAAGCGTAATGTCCGTGGCGGTGTATTTTGTTCTTCCACCAGTAGTTACAAAACTTGCCCAGGGGTGACCGTCACTGTCAAGGCCAAACGAAAGATAGGGTGCGCCCGCGGGTGTTCCGTGCTGGAATATGGCTGCGTAGTTTCCCGCAGTCGGGAGCGCTGTTGCCTGCATTACAATTGTCCAGGTGGAGCTTAGCTTTGAGGTGCCAGCGCCGGCAGTCGGAACGCTGCCGTCCAGGTAGAAACGGTCGCCGCGCAGCGAAGACCACTGGCTGGCAACAAACTTTATTGCAGTTCTTCCGCTTACATACACCCCTGGGTTTCTTGGCATAGTCAAATGCGTAGAATCTGGCACGTATGCCTTCCTTGTTCTTATCTGACAAGCGCCGCTTTCTGTTGCCGCTGCAGTGCGCACGAAGGTAAAAGTTGTTGGAGAGGTAACTTTTATGCCGTTTACAAGGCCAGAATCTGGTGATCCAATATCTACGTAGGTTCCGCTAATTCCCTTAAACTCAACCGAAGGCTGGTATGTGCCCAGGTTGTGCGGCTCTGTGGTGGTAACGGTGTATGTTTGGCCGGCCCCCACTGTGACCTGATAGGTTCCAGCTGTAACCGCTTCTAGCCATTCGTAATATTTAATTTGAACCAGGGCTCCGCCCTGCCGCTTAATTCTCAAATCGCTTGCGTAGTTTCTCTCTGAAATCCCCGTCGACGGCTTTGTGAAGACGCTAAGGATTTTGTCAATTGACCAAACGGATGTTGTTACCGTTTCTTTTTTGGCTGAAAGTACGTAGCTGTCCGCTGGTGCGGATGTTTTTGCTCCGCCCATAAAGGAGACTTTGGCGTTTGGGCCGGGGCTTACATTAATGGCGCTTGCGTGAGAGGGGCCGCCGGTCAAGGTAATTATTTTCTTTGTGGCGTCGTAGGAATATGAGCCAGAATCCCAGCCAGCGCTTTTGTTAAGCGCTTTTACTGCGTTGGAGGCCTTAGTGCTAATACCAATCAGCTTAAACGGAATGTTCCATCCGGAATAATATGCCTGCGGCGGAGTTCCTGCAAGCTTAATTGTCCACGTTGTGCTTCCCGCAGCAGAGACAACTCTTGTTGCCTTTACCGAGGAGCCGCCGACTTTGTAGCGGAATACTGTATTTGTTCTTTTGTCAACTTTAACTTTTGTTTTTGATGTTCTGTGCCGCCTCAAACCGGAATCGGAAGAAGAGAAATACACCGTTCTGCCATCGCTAACGTTTGGCGAAACAGTTGTTGTAATTTCAGCGGTTCCGTTAGCAAGGTATTGGATGAAAGAAATGGGTGTCCTTCTAGTCGCCAGCCTGAATTTCTTTGAAGTGCCGGGGGCTCCAATTCCGTACGGTTCAGTGTCATTTACATTTGCGCGACCATCAACATATTCAAGGTAGTCTGCGCTAATAACTGATCCTGTAGCTACGGAATGCAAGTTTGCTGCCAGCACGCCAGAAGGCCTTGGCCTTCCAATAAATCTAACAAAGAATGTTGCAGGATTAATACCGAGGTCAACGTGCTCCCCCACCGTACCCGTGTCGCCAGCATCAAAGACGGTGTAGATACCAGAGAATGTATTGGTGTAGGTGGGGTCGTAAGCTGAGCTTGAAGTAATGTCAAAGTATGCCGAGCGACCTTCACCAAAAAATGTTTGCAACTCTTTAATTGTTTTGTTGAAATACAGCGTAATAATGCCGTTGTCTCCCCAGTGAATTTTTTCAGAACCTGAAGCGGAGCGGTACTCAACGCGCTTAATTCGGCCAGCTCGTACTGGCACAGATGAGTCAAAGTTTGTATGGCCAATACCAGAAACAAAGAACGCTTCCTGCTCTTGATACGCGTCGTCAGCCCTGCTGATCATGAGTCCAACGCTACCGGATGTCCCCGTAGTCGATGGGAACGCCCTGGTGACTGTTGCCAAATAGCTCACAGATACTTCAATTGGAAGCATCTGACCGGAGCCATTTGCCTCAAAGTGAAATTCTTTTCCAACGACTTTAGTAATTTTTGCAACGCCAGACTCACACAGCATTTCCTCTGGGCCGCTAGTAATATCAATGTAGATTTCATCACCAACAGCAAGCCCGTGATTGCTAGATGTAAAGTACGCCTTCCACTTGTTGTCAAAAACGTCCTTGTATCTCCCAAATAAGCTAATGCTAATTGCCTCAGTCACCCTTGCCAATATTACATATCCGCTTGGCACAAAAGGAACAGTCGGCGCTGCATTTTGACGAGCGACAACAAATGTATTTGTCGTTACGCTAATAATTTCTGCTTCAGTAACGCTCCAATAGATTGTGTCACCAACAACGCTGACCTTCTGGCCGGCAACAAAACCATGAGCCGTGGCGGTATACGTAATGTTTGGCGAAGAGTACGTAGCGGCCGTAACTATTCTATGAGCTCCGGCGCCAAAGGCCCCAGAACGATTAAGTTTTACCCTTGTGGAATAGACCTCAACAACGCGGAATCTTCCAGAGAATGGGGCAGAGAGACCAATCACTCTGACAATTTGATTGTCTTCAAAGAACGCACCAGTGTTTTCGTCGATGTAGACGTAGAAATTGTCTGCGTCGATCACCTCATACGAGTTAACAATTTCGGCGGTGACAACCGTCAATTTTGTCACGCCACTGTTGCGCATCGCGTGAATAACCCTATGGCGCCTGGCGGCGGAGGAGAGCTCTGCCCCCGAAGAAATCATCGTTGCCTTTTCGCTTTTGTGAAGATTGTTGTCAGGATACAATTCAATGTCTGGATCGGTACCGCCTACGTCAATACTGATACTGCTGTACTTTCCGCCGCTTGGATCGTTAGCGGTGGACACTTCCGTAATTGTAAAGTTTGCGTCATCAACCTCTGAAATTTTTGCATTGACTTTGAAGTTAACGAGGTCAATGGTCTCCCCCGGGATTAGCGAGTGAGGCCTTTCGGTGAAAATCTTAATGTCGCCGGTGTCATCGTCGTAATTTGGCAGCAGTCGCACGGTGCATGTCGCGCTTGCAGGGATTGTGAAGTCGCTTGGAATTGCACTATTGGCCTCATCGTCTAGATCAACCTCAATCAGAGACGGAATAGACGTAATAACAAGTTCCTGGTTGGCAATTGTGTCCGCATCTGTTCCAGTTGGAGCGCCGCTGATGTTGGAAATAGAAATGCGGTCACCTGCAAAAATGTTTGAACCGGCAGCTGAAATGCCAATCGTCAAAACGTTAGTAGAGTTGTTGTATTCAACAGTAACGTTTGGTATTGTGACAAAAAGCGAGCGGTCCCCAGTGGCCCGATTCAGAATCTTAGAAAGATGTCTTACGGGTGAGGTAGCCGAGTTGGTTGTTGGGTCAAAGGCAACGCCGTCAAGCTCTGAACCCTTGCGGGAAAAGTCTATCCAAATTTTTGCACGCGAACCAAATGGGTCAGCTTCAATGGCGGGTTCGTTTGGGTAGGAGTCTTTGTATCCGTAGAGGATAGGGTTGTACCTTGCGGTTTCAACCTCATTTACATAGTCCTTGTAATTTACGCCAATGCTATCGTATGAATCCTGGAACGGATTATTGTTTCTTACGGCCTCAAAGATAGAGAGCGTGTACGCCTGCGTTCGAATCGGATAGCCGTCTGCGTATCCAGCGATTTCCACTGGAGCGTCCCCTGTTGTCAAATCATTATCAATAGCAAATGAGTATGGCGAGGTAACCGACCTTACGGTTGCGGCGTATAGCCCGCTGGACGCAGGGCTTTCTGCCAATGCGTCTAGCCAGGGAGAGAAAAGGTCTACCTGGTCTGCCGTAAATCGAATGGTTTGCCCAACGCTAAACGGTTGCACAGCCGAGCATTCGGCAAAAGCAAACTCAGCACTGTTTTTGTTGTTATTTGGATCTACCGATCCAATGCTAGTAATGTTTACAACTGTGACATCTACAAAAGGGCTAGTTGCCGTTGCTGTGGCCGTTGACACCCGGTGCATTGATACGAATTTCAAATTGCTTGTAATTTCGTGGATAGCGTAAAAGCTGCTGTTGAAGTGGGCAATGTTTGGGAAGTTAAACGTTTGATTCCTAGCGTACAGGTGATCCTCAACCGTTGTGGCAAGGATCTTGTGACTCCACACGCGGAATCCCGAAGTTAAGCTCAGGGCGCCGCTGGCCGAAGACCGGCGATAGAACACCGCATCACCAGAGGTGCCAACGATCTCGTACTCTATCCCTGTTGGTTGATGCTTGAAGCGCTCTCCCTTAATAAAATCATGGCTTGCGGACGTTGCCTTATTGATGTCTTGCGTGGAGTCATAGGAAACGTGCGTAAAATCCCGATAAGGAGTTTCATCTGGTGCCGATGAGACCTGGGCAATGCCAACAAGTCCGTCTTCGTACGCCACGCCGCCCTTGATCATCTCCCAGCCGTAGGTGTCGCGCGGTACGCGGTACTGCTCCACTACGCGCTCGTCCAGGAGTGCGGTGTAGTCAGAGCAGGTCAGGCGCTGGACAATGCCGCCACCAATGCGCTCTTCCTCGACCTGCATGACCAGGCCGCCAAACAGCAGCTTTGGGCTTTCCGTGTACCAGGAAGCGGCTTCCCAGATTTGGATTTCTGTTCGAGCCGGAATGTCAAAATAGAATTTACTATCTTCTACTGCTTCCTGTGCAGTTGCGTACTCGGTCCACCTTTTATCTTCAAGGGGGAAGAGTGTGAACAAGCTGATTTGAGCAGAGGCCGTTGCGCCGTCCGCGCTTGATGTAAATTCAAACCCGTCGGAGTCTACCCGACCACTGATGTCATAGAACGCAGCAGGCGTGGGGTCACCCTCAAACCTTGGCTGGATCTTGACAATCAGTGATTCGGTAGTTTCCATCAACCTGGCCTTTGGAATCCTGCCGCACGGAGGGTGCGGACCTGCGCTGCGCTTATCTTCTCGGCTAGTTTATCAATATCGGCAGCATCCGACACAACAGGGTTGTTGATGGTGACGGATGCATTGATTGTCGCCGCACCGCCCGCTGCGCGCAAGTCCCCTGGAGCCTGCAACGCCTTCAATCCTGTGTTCGGGAGCATGTACCCGCTATTGCTTGGGATCATCAACTCCGGTCCACGCTCGCCCACGAGGTACGGCATGTACGGGGTGATGGACCCACCAGCGGCACGTGCCGTTGGAGAGAACCTGCCTGGTGATTGCGAGAACGGCTTAAACCCGTCTGGGAGCATCTGGATAAAGTGCATTGCCTCGCGAACGCCCGGAATCTCGTTTGTCCAAATGTCCTTGTACCAACGGTTTGCATACCCCTGTGAAAGCAGGGCAGAGTTGCTACTAAGGTACCCACCCGGTGGGTTTGGCAACTGGACATCGGTTGGCCGATAGTCCTCAATCACGCCGTGTAGCTGCGTCTTTGAACCGCTTGACAGCTGCGCGAGCAATTGAGGGTCAAACAGGCCTTCCTTGTACGAAACCTTTTCAGAGTACGCAGGGTCAACCTTCTTCCCGCTGTCGAGGAGGCCCGCAATGCCGTTAATAAACCCAGCGATTCCAGCACCAACATCGCCCATGCCAGAAAGAATCCCCTTATCGCCAGCTTTTCCAATCCCGCGAACTTCATGGAACGGCGTATCCGTACCCATGAGCAGGTCATAGGCTGAGCCGCCTGCCGCATTTCCTACCGCGGAAAGTACAGAGCCGATTGCAATTGCCGCTGGGAGCGCGAGTCCGCCAGATGCGACACCGAGGAATGCGGTAAGAGCGCCTTGCACCAATAGGGCAAGAGCAGTACCGCCCGTTCTAAAGGCAAACCTTGGGAACGGCTCCTTTGAGGATTCAAAGTATTCACGTTGCGCGTCGTCAAGAACAATGTCAGGTGGGAACTTAATCTCACCATTCTTCAAAGCCTGCTCAACCAACGGCATCTTGTACGAGCTGTCTATTGCGGTTCCTATGCCGCTAACAATGTTAGGGGCGTCAGGAAGCCGCGGTGCGTCTGTCCAACCAAGGAGATCGGTAATCCCACCAATTGGGTTTGCAAAGAAATTGCCAACACCCATAGCGGTATCAACCCAACTTGGAACAACCGACTTTCGCTTTTCTTTCCACCACTCATCAATGGTGTTTTCCTTGGCCATAACGTTTAGCTGGTCCTGCCAATAGTCTGCCCCCATCGACTCCTGTGATTTCCAATCAAGAGCAGAAGTGAGGACAGCCGCATAGCCTGACAAGAACTTCATCGCTGGGTAAATTCTCTTGGCAGAGGCATCCATTAGGTTGCCGTTTGCAAAAATCCTGCCAAGGATGCCCTTGCCCGTCATTCCCTTAGGAATCCACTTGTCAATACCCTGACGGACCCTTGGGTTCTTGCTGTCTGGCATACCGACTCGTATCATTGTCCCAAGTCTATTTTTCCCAATCCAGTCCAGAGGGCGGATGTCTTGCTGCAGCAGCGCGGTAATGTTTTTGAAACCACCTAGGCCTGGAATCTTAGAGAACCAGCCCCATCGCTTCTGCCAACCTGTACCACCCGCGACCACCGCAGTCTGTTGACCGCCAAACGCTGGGCCTGGCTTTGTGCTTGCCTTGCCAGCATTTGTGTTGCCGGAGTTATCAAGAATGTCTGGTTTTCCGCCCCCGCCCGCCCCGTACGGAGCGTATGCGCGCGCAAGTTGTCCTTTAATCTTTGTCCAAACACCATCCTTCATCTTCCATGGCATTTCGTTGTTTGCAATCATGTGTGCTCGCCCGTCGAGCAACAACGCTCTTGGAACTGGAAGCCCAGGCGTGCCAAACTCTGGCCACATTAGATCCAGCGGGACACACGTCCATGACTTAGTTACCGGGTCCCAACGCGGGAATGTCCCAATTGGGCACGATTCCGTCGGTGGATAGTCCGGCTCGACAACATCCGGCCAGTCCGGGTCAGTTGGATCGTCTGGATCGGTTGTTGATGTGAAGTACTTACAGGTCCAACCAAAGCCGTTCCAAACTGGCATCCACCCTGGAGGGCAGACGATACTTGGGGTTTCGGTTCCACCATCATCGTCCTCATCGTCCCAGTCAATTGGGATATCTGGATCGGTACCTCCATCCGTTCGGATTGGCCCAAGAACCGAGCTAACGGGCCCACCGACAGCTCTGCCGCCCATGCGACCAAATCCAAACTTACCGCCGGCCCCGCCAGAAATCTTCGAACGAATGTACTTGGCGTAGTTTTTTGGGAACCTACGGGCTAGTTCGTTCTTCTCGGCTCTTGTTTTGCTTGGGCTATCCATGAACTGGTTGAACGACATTTGCTGGAACCCGGTAGGGTCGTTGAGGTACTGCAGGCTTTCCTGGAAATTGCTTGCTTCGTTGCCCATGCCATAGTCGTCGCGACCCCCGCCAACGGAGCCACCATTGGCTCTGCCCTGATACTGGTTGCCCTTACCTGCCCGTAGCGCGCCATAGGAGGAGCGCATGGAGGTAGGAAGCTTGTGGTTTGGGATGACGTTTCCGCCACCGTTTGGATACATTTCCAGCATCTCTGGACCACGCTCGCCGACAAGGTATCGACCTGCGCCGACTTGTCCACCGCGTGCGGTTCCCATCGTGCGAGTAATCTTGTATAGCGGTCCAGTAATGTCGTACAGGTTTGTAAACATGGCGTAGATTGCCTCAAACGCCTTGTTAAATTCTGCACGGCTATAGTCTTTTGTTGAGTCAAACGTTGGCATTGCGCTAAACATTGCCGAGGATTTATCAAGCTGACCAATCAACTCTTTGTAGGCCTGGAACATTTCTGGATCGGTTGTCTGTGCCGCCTTAGCATTAAGCTGGAACTTTGTATCGGCGACAACTCTTTGCAAACGAGCTTTTTCGGCAAGAATTTTGCTTCCCTTGACCTTGTCTTGGGCGCTTTCAATTCTTTCGATGTCCGCAACAATCTGGTCAATTTTTAGTTCTGCGTTTACTGCCCTGATGCCTGCGCGCACCACGGCACCGATGGTGTTAACAATCGTTTCACCAAAGGCGCTAAATGAGTCAACAAAAGCCGTGCCAAATGTTGCAGCCAAAGACTGGCCGGCAACTGTTCCGGTCGAGAGGATTGACTCCATGTCAATGCCAACGTCGCCAAAGATCTTGAAGAACTCTGCCTTTGCCTTTTCTGGCGTAATCTTCCCGAGTTTGATATCGTTCATCAACTTGGCGGCAGCCTCAGTAATCTGACGCTGTCGTTCCTCTTGGTCCTCGTCAAGCTGCTTCTTCTTTGCGGCGTAGAACTCTTCGGTTTCTGCGTATTCCACGCTGTTCTTTGCTCGCTCAATGTCAGATGCAAGCGTGTCCATAGCAGCGTTCTGCTCTTCTTCCTGCAGGGCCTGCGAAGCCTCTCGCGCAGCAATGGCCGCATCAATAGGGTCAACCTGGGCATCAAATAGGCCCAGGGTTGCCCGTGCGGCAGCCTCCTGTGCGTCCTGAAGCGCCTTCATGCGCTCCTGCTCCTTTCGCTGCTCTTCAAGCACCTTGTACTGCTCTTCAAGCACGCCAAGTCGGGTAACCTCGCCGTTGTTCAGCGCGGTCACGTTAGAGAGTGCGTCGCTAGTTTGAGCGGCAAGTTGATCCTGCTCTTGCTTAAAGATTTCTCCAACAATCTTCATGGCCCTTGCCATGAATTGTTCAAAGACCGTAGCAAAAGGATCAAACAGCTTGGCAAACGCCTTTGCTGCTTTCTCTGATTCTTTTTGCGCATCTTCAAGGCTGTCGTTAAGAAGCTTTAGGTTCTCGGAGACGTTAAAGATGCTTTCATCAATAAGGCCTTCTTTACCTAGGGCGCCGTAACTTAGATCAAATCCCGTCCCTGATTCTGTTTGGTATTTGTTAAGATCGTCGTAGCGTTCTATGTTTGTATATTCGTCATCGCCAGCCAGCTTCTCTCTTGCAACGTTTCCAACCGCTAGCTGAGCGTTACCAAACATATCATTTGCTTGCTTTTCCGTGTATCCGCGTGAAACCATTGACTTAACGTAGGCAGCCTTAAACGCGTCAGTGTCACCCCTAAACTCTTCTGCCGCAGCTCTTCCCTTTGCGTCATCTTCAAGAATTTGAGTTTTTGTTGCGGCAAAATCTTCAAGGTCAATAGTTCCTGCTTGGAATTTTTCTTCCAAAGTCTTTTTAATCTGGTCGTATCCTTCAACGCCAAAGCCCGTCATAAACCCGCCGGTAACTTGCTCGGCAAACGCCTTTTGCTCCGCGTCGGTTCGAACGATAGGGGTTGTTGCTGCGTCGTATTTGTTAAAACGTTCCGTGACGCCGGAGTAACCTGCTTCAAGGCCCTTCTGCGTTACCTTGTATGATTGATAGCCAGGTTGCCCAGGAGATAGCAACGGGTTGGTAACAAGCTCCAGAATTCCCCGCTCGACCATGCCATCAATGGTGGCCTGCGATGAATCTGAGTTAAGAAGGGTTCCGTCCTTGTCCATTCCAGTAATGCGATACTTGGTCGGGTCGTTGTCTTTCTTGGCTACGGGCAAACCAGCAACGTCTGCAATGTCTGTGCTTGCCTTCTTGTCTCCCGCAACAAGTTTCTTGTAGTACTCGTCCATGTCTTTTACGGACTGCTTTACCGCCTGATCAAGTGACCACAAGGCAAGGGCAACGGCTGCAACCGCAGCGACAATGCCCATCGGGCCAGTCGCAAAGGAAAGCAGTGACATCGCCATGTTCTTTAGTCCAACTTTGCCAATCTGCGTCATTGCCGCAGAAGCCATAGATACAACTTGTCCAAAGCCAACAAGGCCAGCGCCTACCTGAGCAATAGATGCGCCAAGGTCTGCGTTGATAATTCCAACAAGGCCACCAAGGGCCATTGCCGAAGCGCCTGCTGCTGTAGCAAAGCTTGAAGCGGATTGCGCCGCGGCCTGCATTGCTTGCGAGCCGTGCTTGTCTTTGTAGTATGTGGCGAATGACGTAAGGCGATCCTTAATTCCGCCACCGATTGATCTGGCTCGCTCGCCAAGGTTCTCTCGGAACCTAGTGAATCTGCCAGGCATAAGGTCGTTTTCCAGGTTGAACGCAGAGAGGTCTCGGCGCTCCAGGGGCCGCAGGCGCCGTTGCGCCCCAGCCTGTGCGCCTTCGGTTGAGAAGGCAGAAATTGGTGCGCGTGCGCCCCTGAGACCGCTTAGGTACCTGCGAACCTTGGCGGCTGGGCCGCTTTCCGTGTCGAACGCGCCGATAGGAATTGGTCCCTGAGTTGGTACGCGCAGGCTTCCAGGCATTGTCCCCGTTGGCCCAATGCCGATTTCTGTGTCGAATTGCCCTTGGCTGTATGCCGTAACCTTTCGGCGGCCGAGAGTGTACATCCTGGTACCAAGCTGCTTCAGATACTCCTGAATGCGACGCGTACCCTTAAGGCGTGGCGAGCCAGGGATGACGCCCGTTGCGCTGTCCCCTTCGGTGCTGAATTGATCAATTGGGATGAATTTATTTGCCCTGAGCTGCTCTTTGGTAATCCGCGCATCGCGGATGCGCTTTCGCTCGCGTGCGGCGTTTGCGCGCTTTTCCTGAGCCTCACGAAGACGATCTTCTCGGCTCTTATCTGGCTCTGCGTCAGCCCCTTCACGCTCGTATTCATCAATAAGAGCAAGGCGCTCTTCTTGGCTCAACACCGCACCCTTGCCGCTGTCTGGCGCAACCAAACGCGCGTAATCAGGCTTAAGCACTCCACCTGGGTCTATAACGTTGCCAAGCTCGTCCACTTTTTGCGGGGTACGATGTTCGCCGGCAGCAACAGCGTCTGCAACAATCTTGTCCATTGCGCGAGCGGAAACGTTACGCCTCGCAGCTTCCTGCCTTCGTGCTTCGCGAGCCTTCTTGGCTAGGAATGCAGTTCCCCCCTGCTCAACCTTCATGCGCCCTTCGCCCAATGCGGCGGCTCGGGCGTATCCAGGAAGTTGTTCTGTTGGAACTGGCTGACCGGTTCTCTTTTCGGTTGCCTCTAGTTCCTTGATCTCGTCTTTCGACATGTGCCGAAGAGCTTCTTCCCTACCTGTATCAACCCCTAGGTAACCCTTAGCAATAGATCGGTCTCTTAGCCTTCCGAACTCTTGGACTTCTTTTTCGCCGAACATCTCGGTGTTCATCGTTGCGCCAATAAACGTGCGGGCTACTGGCCCCATCTCCGCCTCGCGTTGAATGACAGCCCCAGTTGCTATGTCCCTAACAATAGAACCGCCAGGAATGGCCACTGGACCATAAGCGCTGACAAAGCTTGCGCCGCGCAGTTTTGCCGGGGTAATAACCTGGGTGCCGACCTTGTTCTTTAGCTGCTCAGAGCCACCGTCAGCAGTGCCAAGCCTGGCCCTATCGGCGAGCGAAGAGCCAGCAAGAGCACCAGTCTGATCATCAACTGCAACCATGCCAAGGTTGCTTCCAACCTTGCTTCTTGTACCTGTGTATCTAGCGTTTGCGCCAAACACAGACATCTGCGAAGCGGCGCCAGCAATTGCCTGTGAAAGCCTGGTGAATGCCAGAGCAAAGCCGTCAACGGCAAGCTTCTTGGTAATAAGCATAGCCAAAACAAATCCAAGGATTGGAGCGAATACCTGCAGGACTCCGCCTATGCCGCCAAAGGCACTTGCCAGGCCAGCAATGATTGGCCCGAGAACCTTAATCGCAGCCGATAGCGTGCCAGTGATAAACAATCCAGCGCCTTTAATAAATCCAGCAATAGCCGGAACAAGATTTGCCTGAATTGTGTCGGCAATTTCTTGGAACCTTGGAGCAAGGGTATCAATAGTGTCCCTGATGCCCATGAAATTTTGCTCATACGCGGTTCGCATGACGCCAAGAAGGGCAATGATTGCTCCAACCGTTGCAATAAGCGGGTTAGAGGTGAAGGCCGAAAGCAAAACCTTTGCCGCAATGGACGACATGGCAAATGCTCGAACAACGTCGTTGCTTAGCAGGTCGGCGAGTGTCCCCAATCCCTTTTTAAAGGTATCGAGCCCACCCATCATGCCGCTGCCAGAACCAAACATGTTTTGCATGAGTCTGATAAAGAAGCCAAATGCATCTCCAGCAACCTTTGCCGCGGCAGGAATTGCCTCTCGCAAATCTCTTGCAAACCCAGCAATTCCCTCACGCATCTTTGTAAAGACTTCTAGCAAGGCATCGCTTTGCATATAAGTTGCAAGCTCAACTACAACATCTCTGATTGCGTCGTAGAGCGGTCCCGTCATGGTGGCAACAAGTGATTGCGACATGTCGGCAATGGTGCTAAACGCGCCGGCCATCGTCTTGGACAACCGCTCCATACCGCCGCCATAGCGCTCGCCAAGGCCGGCCATGATGGCCTGCACTGCACCCTTACCTGAGATTGCTCCCTTAGACGTCAGCCTGCGGATTGCTTCAATTCTGTTTGTGTACATTTCGTTGAGGATCTTCTTATCCTCAGCGGTCATGTTTTCTCCCTTGGCTTCAAGCTCCTGAATGAGCTTCTCTGCCAGGATTTCGTAACCAGCAATACCCGCGTTTGCGAGTTGCATCATGTCGTTTTGATAGACGCGACCAGCAGAGTTCATCTGCCCAAGTGCGTACGTAATACGCATGATCTTTTCGTCGCCGCCACCAAGGGCCGCAACTGCGTCACCGATGCTACGCATGTAGCCGACAAGCTGCCCGCTGCTATCGCGTCGAATAATGTTACCCATCTCCAGGCCGAACGCCTTCATTCGGATGGCGGCCTCTTCAAGTTGCTTGAAGCGGAACGGTGTAACGTTAGCGAATTCCTTCATTCGCTCGATCATTCCTACGGCACGAGACTCGGCAACTCCCATCTCGTCTCCGCCCTGCTTAAACAGGGTGGTGAATCCTACGCGTGACTGCTCCAGGATTGAGTTAAATTGAATAAATCCGCCGGTTAGGTGGCCAATGCCCTGGCTGATTGCGCCAGCAACGTTTTGCGTCAGCGTGATTGCGGTTGCAAACTTAATGGTGTCCTTAAGCGTAAAGAGCAGCCCCTTGCTGCTGTCTGCAATCTGGCGCATGCCTTCGCCGAAGTTGATTGTTCCTGCGCGTGCCCGTTCCATGGCGGAAGAAAACTCCTGGGTGATCCCAAGGGCCATTCTGCTGTTGGTGACGTACCCCTTCAGTCTCTGGCCGACTTCGGCAAGGGACGGACTCATCCCTTTAAAGTTGTCGTCTAGGCCCGCGTAACTTGGGAGAACGTTTGGCCCTGGGATTTGTGGTCCGCGTGGCTTGCCGCCCATGCCGAATGCGTCACCAAAGATAGCCGCTTGGATTCGGGCAAGATGGTCCGATGCGCTGAGTGGTGGCTCGTAAGGAATCAGTGTCGTGCTTGAAGAGGTGCTTGGCGCCGCAACGGCAGCATTTTTACCTCGGCCGGTCCTGGTTCCCTTTGGCAAATCAAAGAGTGGGTTGTTTGGCATGTGCGGCCGCAGCATCCCCTTAAGGGCTTCCTTGTGGGGGCCTTCTGGCATTGCGCCAACTTCCGCGGCAAGCGTTGCAAGGGCAAGGCTCCTGCGAACCGCTTCAAGATTGGGCGTTACTTGCGCAGGCAAGCCAAGGGCTCCCGTGCGTGCCTGTCGAACGTTTGCACGTGCCTGCGGCAGAGCTTCTGGGGATACGCCAGCGGTGCTTAGGGTGAGTGCGTGGAGAGCGGCGGATACGGCCTGTAGACCCTCTGGGGTCAGCGCTCGTACCGTTGCTCCGCCGCCCACTGGGGCGGCTGGCACATTCGCTTTGCGGCGTCTCTTTCCCTTGCCCTCGGTGGCATAGCCTGGATCAACGTAGTTTGCTGTTCCTGGCGCTTCAGTTACTGGGTCGCCAATTGGCACTTCTCTCGTAAGCTTCCTGCCGCTGCCAACCGCAGCGTCAAGGATCATGCCGAAGTCAGCAAGGGCCGTAGAGCTTAGCGAACCAAAGGTTGCCTTAAGCTCCTTGGCAGGGATTGCCTGCGTTGCCCTGACAAGTGCCTTCGCAGCACCGCCAAGGAGCGACATGTCATCGCCGCCTCCTGCCAGTGCACTCACTGCATTTTGCAGCCCTGCCTGCACTCGCGCGCCGAACAGCGCAGCGGTCCGCTGTGGGCGCTTGGCTACCTGCTCATAGGCAGGAAGCGCACCGGCAATATACGCATTGGCTGTTCCAGCAAGACCAGGCCTGACGGCGTTTATGCCGCCAGCCGCAATAATTTGTTGCTCTTGGCCACTAGGGAAGAAGCCAGTGTTAGTGAGTCGGCTTCGAAGCGTAGCTTCCTCTCTTGTTTCTCCAGGAAGAATGTTCCTGTTAGAGAATGCAAGTAAGCTTGCCATCTGGGCAATGCCAAAACCTGACTCCATGCCCATTCGTGCTTGTGGCATAAAGTGGCGCTGAATATTTGCGTGTGATCCACCGGCATTTTTGTCAAACTCTGCCGCCTGCGCTTGCGTAATGGTTGCTCTCTGGAACCCACCGCGCTGCCCAATCGGCAGTTCCATGTACTGACTCTTGGTGAGTGCGCCAGCTGGGAGCTTTAGCACGCCATTCTCTACGACCTTGATGCCAGGGGCGCCCTTTGGAACATACATAAGCTCGCCGGTTCCTGGGTCGTATACGGGGAGAAGCTCAGATGAACCAAATCCGCGGCGCTTCATTTCCGCCTCGTATGCTGGTCCTGATGCCTTACCGCCAGTTGCTTTTATTGACTCTATTTGTGCTGCGCGTTCTCGAACGTGTTCGATTTCGTGAAGCATTGTTTTGACGGTGTTGAAGAGCGTGATCGTTGCGCGTTGGCCCCCGGCCGGATCGAACATAACGTGTCCAAAGCCTGTGTGCTCGCCACCCGGCATGCGATGCCGCTTGCCGCGAAGGTTTTTGTTTTCGTTTATCCCGGCAATGCCAAAGGCACCTTGTGTCTCAACGATATTGGACATCGTGAGAGATCCGTAGTTCTTAGGCAGCCTTGGCATAAACTGCTGGGCAAGAAGGGTTGCAACCAAAGAGTTGTTGTAGGCACCTTGCCCACCACTCTGCAGGCTTTGGAGAATGGCTGGAGAATTGCGGAAGTCGTTCCCTATAACTGGAAGACCGTTGACGTAGTCAAGGCCAGTGCCAGGAGGGGTCGTTCGGAACCTAGATGCATCCGCTGCGGGGATTCTGGCACCGCTTCTACGGCGTGAAGGCCTTGCTGCAGCCTGGACGGCGGCAAGCTCTTCAAGCAATACGCCCTGGGAACCAGTAAGAATGGTCTTAAGGTCGGCTGCGTGGCTTACGCCGCCCAATGAGGCGATGCTAGAACCGCCGCGCCTAAACGCAGGGGCCATCCGTTCGGTGTAGTCGGAAAGCAGGTCTCCGAAGATTGCCGAAACGCTCTTGGCAATCTTTCGGCGCGAATCCGCAGGAAGAGCACTGAAGCCAGTACGCATTCCGGTAATACCCTTACCAGAACCAATACCAAAGCTTGCGAGAATATCTTCCTGGAATTTGCCAAGAGCTTTCGCTACTTGGCGTGGCCCAACTGTTCCATTACGACCGGCTTTTAAGCCCTGCAGCATCTCGTTGATATACGCGCCCAGGGAAGTATCGATTGCTGCCGCAAGCGGCTCGAACCCCCTCTTAGATGTTGCGCCCACGGTAGAATCACCCCCCTTACCACGCACCCCGGTGGATGCAGCTATAGAGCTAAGAGAACCTCTCTTAGCAAATCTGACGCTGCCAGGTGGCAGCCCATATTCCTTTTCCAAAATTGCAATCTGCTTGCGGATTTCCGCAAGCATTGCAAGCTGTTTTGGTCCTTGAAGTTCCAAACGACTTGGAACTCCCCCTACATGGGTTCCCCCAATTGGGAAACCCGTTGCATCGGTAAAACCAGCTGAGGCGTAAAAACCCTTCCCGCTGTCTGCGGCGCTTACTTCAAGCGAAGGGATATGACGCGGAAGAATGCTTCTGTAGTGCTCCATGATGTCGCCAGGGTGTAGGAATCTTTCCCTGGCTGTGGTCATTGCGCTAATGCGGCCCATAGCAACACGTCGTTTGATTTCAGCACTCATTAACGCACTGCCAATGCCAGGAATGCCAAGACCGCTTAGCGAGCCGAGGTACCCATGGAATTCTCCTGGATCACGGGTTGAGTACGCGCCAACTGGAATGTGCGAGAACGGAGCATCCGTAGCAAGTCTGGCAATAAATCCGCCGCGCTCGCCACCAGCCATTTGCCGCAATCCGGAACGCATCATTCCGACGCGGCCAGCAGAGGCGGGAATAAACGGGAAAGGGCTGGGCGTGTTGTTGGTGCGTTGCGACTGATCGTGTCGGGCAACCAGATGATCCAAAATGTCCATGCTTTTTTGCGCTTCCGAGGATGGACCACTAAATGCTGGAACTCTTTGAATTCTCACTCCGCCAATTTGAGAGTGCACAATTCCGCGCGCAAGCATGCGTGCCGCGTCTTCAACGCTGGCAGTTCTTGGCACGTCTTCTCGCCCAAGTTCAGTTGCCCGAACAATTGCCTGACGAAGCTCCTCTGCTGCAGACATTGCTTCTTTGCCGCGCAGATTTGGCAGTAGCCCGCCGCGACGATCAAATCGAATGTCTGAAGGGATAGCGTCTCCGCCAATCCCGCGCAAGGCAGCAATCTGCCCAGGGAGAGACCGACGAATTCCACGGATGAGCGACTTTGTTCTCCAGGGGGTCCATGCTAGGTACCCGCTTTGGTCGTCAATGTCCTCGCCTCGTCTGTAAGGTTTTGTTTTTCCAGTGCCAAGCTTTTCCTCCGCCCCCATCCCTTGATAGGCGGGAAGCGCAGCGCCAATGCCATACATTTCCAGCTGACCAAAGCCGCCATACGGAGATACCCTTGATCCGTTTCTAGTCATGCTCCTGCGCCCTTGCGGCGACAAGCCTCGACGGTATCGGTCACGTCGTCGCAACTCCTGGGCAATCAGTGTTCCGCCAACTCCTCCCAGAGGAGCCTGTCCACCAGCCCAGTTTTGCGCAGTGCCAGCCAGGCCACCGATATACCCGTGCGTATCGGCACCTGTGCTTGACGAATACGCGCCAACTGGAATCATCCGCAGCTGCGTCAAGGCGCGCGGATAGCCAGGCTTTTTGTAATACGGGTTTGGAGCGAGAGCAAGCCTTCCGGGCTGCGACCGCATTTGACTCATTGCGTGAGTCATCATGCCCATGGATGAGCGGTTGTCGACTGTCCTTGGGTCAAATCCCGCAACTGGCTTAAAGCGGTAATAGTCTCTTGTCATGCCGCTTCGTCTGGAGCGATCTCTGACTCTGAGGTTAGTTACTCCAGATGCATCTGTCATGCCGTACTCGCGCAACGCCTGAAGGAACTTTTGGTATTTAACAAATTCTGCGTATTGACGAGGTCTCATTCCGTACATGCCGTCTTTTCCGCCGTATTCACGTACTTTTACGCCAGCTGCGGCAGAGCGGACAATTGATCGCGCAAGACGATCAGAGGCATCGCCAATTCTTGCGGTCCCAGGAGATGGTGTTCGGGAGTTCTGGGAACTGACAGATGCGCGACGCTTTGCAGACTTGTCACTTTGCATAGCGGCAAGCCCGCCAAGCTTGCCCCTCTTAGCAAATTGAATGTCTGAAGGAATTGCATCTCCACCAATTGCTCGAAGCGTCGCAATCTGCCCAGGAAGCGAGCGGCGGATGCCGCGAACTATTGACTTAGTGCGCCAAGGCGTCCACGCAAGGTGTCCGCTTTGCTGGTCAATTTCTTCTCCGCGGCGATAATTTCTGACTCTTCCACTGCCGATGCGCCTTTGCTGGGCGCCAAAATTTTGATACACAGGTAGTGCATCATCAATTCCAAACATTTCGAGTTGACCAAATCCACTGTATGGCATTACCGTAGAGCCAGACCTGGTCAAACCCTTGCGCTGGGAAGGCGGCAAACCGCGCCGGTAGCGATCTCTTCTTCTTAGCTCCTGAGCAACCAGGGTGCCGCCAACTCCCCCTAGTGGAGCTTTTCCGCCCGCAAATTCGTCGCCTGTGCCAGCAAGTGCGCCAAGATATCCGTGCGTTCCGCCACCAGTGCTAGATGAGTACGCCCCCACCGGTATCATGCGCAGTCGTGTTAGTTGCTTTGGGTAGCCGCGCTTTTTGTAGTAGGGGTTGGGTGCCAGCGCCACCCTGCCGGGATTGTTGTGTATCATTTGTTCCAGGGCATAAGACGTCATGCGCATTGCTGACTGGTTGTCTTCAGTCGTCGGGTCAAGTCCCCTTACTGGCCTGTATGCCAATTGTCGACCCAGCCCTCCACTGCTACTGCGGCGATGCAGTCGCGTTAGGTTGCGCTGGACTCTCCCTCCAGTTGGTGTACTCGACCAGACGGGCCTAAGGGATCCATAGTCGCGTAAATCTTCATTGAATTGCAGTAATTTGGCAAGTTCTGCTTTTTGTCGAGCCGAAGCGTTTCTTCCGCCTCTTCTTCCGCCAAATTCTCGTGTCTTTACCCCGGCCGCGGCAGAACGGATAATAGATCTGGAGAATCTTGAAGATGCATCGCGCACTGATGCCGTACCTGTTGATGGTCGACCCGAGTTTCTAGATTCAACAGCTTCTAGTCGTGCTTCTGCTGATCTTTTCTGAAGATCTTTGAGACCGCCCAGCTTGCCCTTCTTGGCAAACTGCACTTCTCCAGGGCGAAGACCTAGCTCGCGTTCTTGCTCCCTCAATTGCGCGCGTATTAACGGAAGCAACTTACGAGCGTCCGCGGCGCTCAATCCAAGGCTGGTAAGTTCGCCTAGCTGCATAGCGCGCTCAGCTGCATTGCGACTCATTCGACGCTTTCCGCTTGGGCCACGCCCAAACCCGCCGCGAAGGTACATTGGCAGCGCGTCTGAAACCGCCGTAAGCGGCAATGCGCGACCTGCTCTTGCTCGACGGCGAATCTCATGGGCGATCAGTGCTGCGCCAACGCCAGGCGCCCCTACGCCGCCAAGCGCGCCAAGGTATCCAGTTTGTCCCGGCTGCATGGTTTCTGCGGTTGAGTAAGCACCAACAAGTAGGCGGCGCATTTTCCTAAGCGCGGGGATGCTGCTGCGTCGATACGGGTTTGGCGCATCAGCAACAAATCCGCCGCGCATCAGCTTAGAAGTAGAACCAAGACGGCCAGGATAATGGGAGTCCGTCATCTGATCTACCGCGGCCTGGAGAAGCTCTAGGCGTCGGCTTTGATCTGCGCGGTTAAATGCCCGTGGTCGATTCCGCGCGCGCGCTCGGGTTCCAGCATCAGTCGGTGAAAAATACAGGGCGGTGTCCAATGCGCCCGCAAGTCGCTGAGCCCTTTCGCCAACCGCGCGCCCAGCAGCGGAGCGCGGCGAAGCCCCTCGAATGCGAACTCCGGCAGCGTAAGAGCGGGCCAGCGCTCGTGCGTACAGCTCGGCAGCCTGTTCTAGGCTGGCGGTCCCCGTAGTTGGCTCCGAGTATCCGTAGCCAGAAGATCGGCGCACGCGCGTTTTATCCGCAGCGCGAAGTTTTTCTCTTGTTGCTTTAGAAATTTTGGGTGCGAGTGATCCCCTGCGAGCGTATTGCTCACGTCGGGAGAACATCTCATCGTCTTCGTCGCGTGCAGCGTAAACAGATTTCCAGCCGCCTCGACGGGCAATGCTCTCTTGGAACTTGCGGTCAATTTCCTGGAGCCTGCGGCGGTTTGCTGCCTGCTGGGCGGCGGAGGGGGTGGCAAATCTCCAGGCCTGCTTGGGGTCATTGCGTGGATCTGGCATGTCGCGGAACGGCCACTTTGATTGGCCCTTCCCGCCAGTAAGTTTTCCGACGCGCGCAAATAGGGCGTCAGCCTGCTGGTTTAACCGACGGGCAGCCGCGCCAGAGTCGTCAAGAGACGACCGCGCGCCGCGAGTACCACCAGAGACACTACGTCCCGAAGTACCGCTGCTGCTTCGACCACCATTGCGGAACGCCATCGCTCCACGTTGGCTGGACGTTGCTGCGCGTGCCATAGCGTCGGCTGTGCGAAGCGCCTGGCGTTCTTGGGCTGCCAACGCAGAAGTAACGCGGTTAATACTGCCTACTGCCTGCGCTGACTGTGCACCGACCTGAAATACCCTAGAAAGAGAGTTCGCTGAAGCCGATGCCTGATTCTGCAATCTTCGGAGGGCCGGAAGGGCGTCTCCGTCAATAGCAGCTCGGAACGACTTCAGCGAACGAGATGCGTCTTCGAACCCTCGAAGGGATCCACCGGTCTTGTTGGAGGCCTTTTCAAACTGAGTAAGGCCCTGCATGATGGAGCGGATATCCGACAGGATGGCCTGAGTCCCGGCACGGAACTGCGTCGCGTCCAAGCCAATTTGAACCGTACCTGTGGGATTTCCAGCTTCCGCCATGCATACTCCTAGAAGGGGTGGATTTAGCTATTTCCGGCAAAGCCGGGCTTACCGAATGTTGCAACAAGTTGCTCTACTGAGTCAATACTCTTGCCACCTGCATTCCCGCTAGATTTACTCTTGGAGGCCTTCTTCATTTCCTTATCTCGGTTCTCGATATAACGAGAAAACGCGTTCAATTGCGCCAAGGTAAGGTTAAAGAAGTCGGTTGGGGTGAACCCAAAGCTGTCCGCGTAGGACGCCATGATGTTCCCCCAATCGATTTCGTTCCAGCTTACGCCTTTGCCTCCGCCTCTTTTCCCTCAGCACCCGCGGCCTCGTCAGCGCCAATCAAGCCGCTGGCGCGCATGACCTTATCGATCTCTTCGCGCATGGTGTCCAGGGTGAAGCGATCACCGACTTCTCGCTCGGTGATTGGCTCGTCCTTCTTCAGAACCAGCCAAAGAATGTAGCGAATAACGGTAAACTTGGTCAGGTCAATCTGATCAAGCGAGCCGTACTTTTCCTCGATATCCGCGAGGTCGTTAAGGGTCAGCACCTTCGTCGGTCGGACCTGTGCGAGGTTTGCCATGGTTCACTCCTACTACTGCTATTGGCAGAGCCCGTCAACGCAACGGGATTGCACTGCTAAATGGTACTACAAAACACTACATACACACAGGGGAGCGTGGTGGTTTTGTGGGTGGCTTTGTCCCTAGCCTGGGGTTGCGGCGCTTCTGGCGGCCGCTGGGGGGATTGCCAAGTCTCGCTTGACAATCCCCCTGCGCTTCAGTCTTTATCGAAAGACGGTAATTATGCCTGTACGAACACGATTGACGGCGTCGCGCTTGTGTCAGCCGTTTCGAGCTTGCACGAACGGTCTACGGTGCCTGAGAAGTCCAGGTCCATCGTCGAGATATCCTCGCGCGTGAACGGAATCGTCAGGGCCATGCTGAACGCCTTTGGCAGGTGGATGCGGACCGTCTGGGACGGGTCATCCGAGCGTCGGTGCGTAAAGCGAACGTAGAGCGGGCGAGGCAGACCCATTGGGGACGCCTGTCCACCCTGGCCAGCGTATCGGGTGTAACCCACGAAGTCGGTGCCAGAGCCTGGAAGCATTCCTGCTCCCTTTACTGCTGAGTCAACCGACCCGCCGCCCGTCGAAGAACGGAACAGGTAGTTGCCTGGGGCGTCTTCGTGCCCGGTGACGGCGTAACCGTAAACGGTCGTGCCCGTCGTCGTGGCGGTGATGCCACCAAGAAGACCAAGGTCGTTGTGGAAGAGGTTCTTCAGGTTGTCCCACTTTACCTCTACGCCACGTGCGCGAACTTCGCACTTGCCGCCGAAGTATGCCTTCGCGACAGGGAAATTCTGCTGACCGTAGAACTCGCGCTCCTGGAAGTTGATGTCGAACTCGACGTCGCCGCCAATTTCGCCAATCGTTACAAGCTCGCCAGTGTTGCCGTAACCAACCGTACCAGCAAAGTACGGAACGGTGCGGCTGCCGGCAGCCTGGCCAGCTACTGCGCCAGGCTTCCAATAAGCAATATCAATTGTACCAGAACCAAGTGTAAGCATATCTTGCTCCCCTTATGTTTTTACTACTATGTACCGGATTACTCGCCGGTATTCCAAGACGTTCGGATTGTAGTCATCGCGCTGCGCAACTTTTCGCACAACGTGCAACACCGCCCCGTTTGGACCAGAGAGACGCTCACGGTTAAGTATCTCATCTACAGCGTTTCCAATATTGTTCAGTTCAGTGGCGCTGCTTAAGCTCGAAATGAGCACATCTACCACCGGCCTGTCAATCGGAAGCCCTAGATCGCTACTGCCCGCTACAACGGCAATTGAAATTGCCGGCAACTCGCTTGGCCCTGTTTTGGTAATTGGGTAAATCTTCTTATCGGTAGCTGAGCCGCCCAGCAAAGTTTGCAGGGTAACGTCCCCGCTCAGTGCCGTAAAGAAGGCTTCGTATACACCAATCACCGTGTTAGATTATCCCCTCTTAGTCGCGCAGTCCACGCCTAAAGTTTCTACACGCAAAATGTGCCACGCAGCGGAAGTGGCGTATACTACAGAGAGTGGCAGAAAACCTGCCCGATTATGGAGGGAATAATGGCAAACGAAAACATGGCCCGGCCACGTACGTGGGGGTCACAGGAAAAGGCTGACGCCGTTTCCTTAGAGTTTGAATCATTTGTTCTAAAGTACCCAGATCGAAGCAAGGATTCTTGGCGCATTCAGCGAAACCGATTGCTCTCCGGGGCTGCCAGTTTTGTGGATAAGCGCATTAACAACGGCAAGACAAGAATTATTACCGAAGGCAGCCTGGCGGCGAAAGTCCTTAGCGGCAACAAGGAAAAGGTTGACAGCAGGGCTGTTATTGCTGCGGCAGAGGAAGAGCTTGCCTCCGTTACGGTTCAAGCAGAAATTGAAAAACTTCGTTCTTCTTATCGTGCGGCGATGAAGAAACTTTCGCAGCGCGAGGACGCAACCCAGGAGCTTGTCCAGGCTGTCTACCAGGCAGCAACTGAGGCAGCAGCCTCTATGGAACTGCCAGCGGTGCCGCCTCGGGTATTTGACCGGAGAGACGGAGACCCGGAAACGGCCATCCTTCTTCTCTCAGATTGGCAGCTGGGAAAGATTACCCCAACCTATAACAGCGACACCTGCGCAGAGCGCATCAAGCTTCTTGCCGAAAAGGTTGAGTCGCTTGTTGCAATTCAGCGCGCCGACCACCCAGTAACCGACCTTCGGGTCTACCTGCTTGGTGACCTTGTTGAGGGAGAAGATATTTTCCCTGGCCAGGCGCATCTTATTGACGCGTCACTTTATAACCAGACATTCCGCGGGGCGGAAATCCTTGCAGGTCTTGTTCGAAGGCTTGCGGGTACTTTTGAGAACATCAAGGTTGTTGGCTGCATTGGCAACCACGGCCGGCTTGGTCGCAAGGGCACGTTCCACCCAGAGTCAAACGCAGACGCGATGATGTACAAGGTTGCATCAATGCTTGTGAAAGACGTTGCTCATGTTGAGTGGGTAGAGACTATCTCCAAGGGTGAGCGCGCTTGGTTTGGCACAGACGAGATTTATGGCAAGCGTTGGTTCTTGTTCCATGGCGACCAGGTTGGCGGCGGCTTTGCTGGCTTCCCCTGGTACGGCTTTGGCAAAAAGATTCAGGGCTGGAACATGACCGTAGCTCCGTTTGATTACAGCGTTGCGGGTCACTTCCACACGCCAGTGCGCATGTACCTCAACGGAATTGTGCATTGGAACGGCGGCTCAACAGAGAGCGGCAATACCTATGCGCAGGAGCAGTTGGCTTCTGCTGGCGAACCATCCCAGTGGTTGCTATTCCAGCATCCGACTGGGGTGTCGGCGGAGTACCTGATTAGGCTGACTTCCTAAACCGAACACCTCTGGAGCGACCAGCATTCCTGATCGCTCTGGAGGTAAGGTCGGCAATAAATCTTGCCGTCTCGTCCTGAACAGCACTGATTAGCGCCTGCTTAATTTGCGGACGGTAATCATTTACGCTGAACTCTACGTGTCTTCCGTAAAAGTTTTCGTACGCAACGTCCTCGGGGTTTGTCCCGTAATCAAGGGAAAGATTGCTGCCGCTGGCGCGGAAATTCATAATCGGATTAGCCTTTCGGACGCGACCAGGAGATTTCTTGCTATCGGAAACGTACGTTCCCCTGTCGCCGACTAGTCCTGCGGCGTATGCTCCGGAGTCCTGGGGTGCCTCCTGCTCCATCTCCTGACCGACCCCACCGTAGAGGGCGTCGATTGCATTTCGCGCAACGGAACGGCGAAACTCATTGTCAAGGGCCTTGGGGATCTGCTCCAGTTGTCCGGCAAATTTGCGAATCTCTCCAAGAACACCACTAGCTCGAACGGTAATCTTGTTGTAGCTCATCGCTCGCTGATCCTTGCCTTGACTACAAGGTGATGCCGGAGAGCTTCTTGCAAGATGCCGATGACCAAAAATGTCCTACCGTGAACAACAAACTTGTCATCCGGCGCTGGTCTATTGGTTCCAGTAATGAAAGGCAGATAGAATTGATAGAACGCCTCGCCGCGTCGGCCAACGTCATCTTGGGCTTCAATGTTGTAACGCTGCTGATAGTGACCCTTTTTTGTCCAAAGAGTTGTGCTTGTCTTTACGGGCGTGCCCATGGCGTCTTGGGATGTCTGTCCGTCTCGGACAAGAGTAATGGACGCGTTAAAGCCCGGCAGGCTCATCGGATGGCAGTTCCCTGATACTGGTCAAGCAAGGCCATGGCAGCGCGAGGGATGCGTAGGCTGCTCCCCATCTTGCCACCTTCGCGCTCGCCCTGCGGATAGGCGCTATACATGTCCATTTCGCCAACGCGGAATCGGGAGAGACCGCCCATGCCCTGCTTAACAAGGTTGTCCTTAGCAAGTAGGTCAACAACAATTAGCGCCACGGCGTCCTTGACTGGCTGCGGGGCAACCTGGTAGCCGTGGGTGTAGACAATCTCTACTACTGGCTCAATCATGCCAAGGGCTACGATTGCCGGGAACAACGAATAGGTGACTGCGGCAAGAGAGGTAATCTCCACGTAGCCGCGGTCTTCGTTAATGTAGAAATCGTTCAGGGTAAATGCGGCACTCTGCTGTGCGCTTACGTGCACGCTGACCGCAGACACCGAGACGATTGGTCGCTGACGTACATAGATGCGGCGATTTTTCTGGTTCCAAGGGTGTTTCTCTTTGTTCTGCACGTACTCAAACGAGTACCCAACGTAGGAATCGGCAAGGCCGCAGGCTGCCTTAATAAGACGTTCTAGCTTCTGGTTGCTGACCGATTCTCCGTCCGGCCCGCTAAGGTCTCCAAGTTCGTATGAGCGGAACTCGTCGACGGTAATGTATCCGAGCGGCTGCCCTTGGAAGGGGGTGGCCCAAGAGCCGCTTGCTAGAGTTCCCGTGTTGTACAGGCGCCACGTGCTAAACTGGTTGCTTGCGCAATCATTGTCGTTATATTCGTAAGTAGAAACTACACTGTTAAGAGATATAACAGCCCCGGCGTTGACAAAGGTGCCAGTTTGCGCGGTGGCGTCAGCGGACGTGGCCGCACGACCGACCTGAATGGCGTTGTACGTCGCCGAAGCAGTCGTAATATCACTAATTTGAATTGTTAGTTTTACTGCCATTGGCTTATTCTCCTAGATTTTATAGCGCATAGCCAGACGGCGAACGTCTACGTTGTGGTTTCACGTGAAACAAGCCTGCAACCGTGTTGCTTCAGGCTGCTAAGGTATTTCGCTTGAATCTTAGCACGTTTATTTATAAATTTAACATGGTTGCCATCTTCAAGCATAATCACACCGTCCATATGCCACTCAACTTCGACTAGGGCTGAGGACTGC